TCAGAAACGGTATCCAACCCCGACGTTGAAGCCGTTTATTTTTGTAGAGGAGATGTTGCTTCCTTCATACCCAACATCGACGACGATATTCTCCAGCGGATTCATCTGTACACCTGCGCCCCAGGCAAATCCCGTTTTCCTTGAGGAAATTTTGTTAGAAAAAGAATCGCCATCCTGAGTGGAATGTTCTTTAAACGTCGCCTTTACCGTGCCGACACCTGCCAGCGCGTATAACGAAAAATTGTCAGACAATCGATAGGCTGGCCCAACCATAAAAGAGCCGTACTTCACCTCAAACTTGTCATGGTAATGAATACCTTCAGGCTCAACAGACCCGGAAGCCTGTCTGTCTCCATATAAGTAACTTAGCGAGGAAATAAAACTTACCGGAGAGTCATCCTCATAACGATATTTCACATTTACCCCTCGGATATTTTTGAAATCCTGAACTTTACTTTGTGCATACCCCACGGAAAAGGCGTTAGTATCGGCCTGTGCAACATTTACAACCAAAACGCCTGTAGTAATAACTAAAGTGGATAAAATAATATTTTTCATAACAACTCCTTAATACTACTTATTATTTACGGTGTGTTTAAACACCTGCGGTACCGATCCGGCATTCAGTTATCGCCACTATGCCGAATCGACAAAACCACGAATAATTCACCACTATCGCTCCTGATACGTTTACTTCCTGAAAGAGATTTTTACTACCGAAGTTCTCTATCGCTCCTTAAGGTAACCGGTTCTACAATGTCATCTCACTTTTATAGATTTGAATGCTAATTTTTCTCACGCATATATTTTTAACAGAAACCATAAAGTGTTTAGCCACTATAGAACAACAAACTCGCCATACAACCATTTGATATTTAAAGAAAAACCATCACAACCACATTAAGAAACCTGACGCCGATCGGCTAAAAACATGTCATTAAGCAAACTCGCCATATAACCAGAACATATCGCATTGTGCTTCACAGTCCTCACGTGACGCTCCAGCCGCAATACCGTTATATGTCATCGCAGGCGCTGTAATCATATTCACGATAATGCTTAGCACGATTTATTCCCGCTCCGATTTAATCTTTTAATATATCTATCAGTTACAACATTTCTTGTTATAAGAATAGAATCAACACCACAATTCCAACATAAATATCACCCGTGTTGAGAGAAAATTTACATTCCAGAAAAATAATAACAGACGAAAATATTGAACGCGCGATAAAAAAGTCTATTTCGCTATAAAACCCATTATTATTAAGAGTGGTTAACTCTTCGTTGAATAAAAAATGCCAATGACGTTCCATAATTCATTAGATGAACTTCACAAGTCATTACATATAACAGGGGGTGTTATGAGACATCATGCTTTTATGCTTTGGACATTACTTATTTTTTCATTCCATGTTTTGGCCAGTTCAGGCCATTGTTCTGGTTTACAACAGACATCATGGGAAATTTTTATCTACGATTTTGGTAGTAAAACCCCGCAACCGCCTGCAAATACCGATAAAAAGCAAGCCAGGCAGATTAGTTCACCATCCTGCCCAACGGCAAAACCCATGATGTCCGCACCAACCAACGACGCCAGGAAAGGGAATACTTTCTCCAGAACATAATGTTATTTATCTACAATGGTGCCGAACGACTACTTTTAGCCATCCGGAAATCTTGATTGCCATCAAATATAGCTGGCATTATTTTTCCTGACGTGTATAGTGCGCCCCGTTATCCCCATTAAGGAATTTGTTTGTCTCGTAAAATGACAGGAATTGTCAAAACCTTTGATTGTAAGAGCGGTAAAGGTCTCATCACCCCCTCCGATGGACGCAAAGATGTTCAGGTCCACATTTCAGCATTTAGCCAACACGAAACAGAAGCGCTTATCCCCGGTATACGCGTTGAGTTTTGTCGTATTAATGGCCTCCGCGGACCTACCGCCGCCAACGTTTATCTTTCATAATTCGTCCCTCGGCATTTTTTCAGAAAAATTTAGCGAGTCCGTATACCTCCGCAGTCTGCTATGAGGCTTTGCCTGAAAGGCTGCAGAATGTTTTCAGTGGCGAAAATCTAAAGGATTTATTTTGCTAATGACTCCTGTGACCTCTTTTATCATATATCAGGTGTCAGCCCCCTTCTCACTTTGTTTAACGTGAAGAAATGTACAGCCGTTTTTCACTGTGATAGCATCTAATATTGCAAAAGTATTTAACGCTATATACCCATCGTCACAGGAGTGGCAGGCTGCGCGCGTTTAACCGAAGTATTTATGTGATTCTATCGGAATTATCTCTATTGCCGCTCAATGCTACGTCATATTCAGTGGGTATAAATCGCCAATATAGTTGTAACGCTATTTATTTTTAGGGTAATAATTGAATGACTTTGCTTTCAGGAAAAACCACACTGGTTCTCTGCCTCTCCTCTATTTTATGTGGGTGTACGACGAACGGCTTACCCGCACCTTATAGTATTAATTTGTCGTTCCCGGTCATTACACAAAACCAAATTAATTCCGGTGGTTATTACATAAATGACGCGGAACAAATTCGCACAACTGATGGTCTGTGCCTTGATACAGGCTCAGATCAACAGAATCGTTTGACGCTGCGGGAGTGTAAGCATGTGCAATCTCAGCTTTTCTTATTTCACCGAGACAGAATCACGCAGGGTGAGAAATGTCTGGATGCTGCAGGACAGGGTACGAAAGAAGGCACGCCAATCATTCTTTATTCATGCACGGGTAATGATAACCAGCGCTGGCTCACTGATGATAACAAAATCAAGGGGAAGCAGAGCCGAAAATGCCTGGGCACAAATAGCATTATTGTCAGAAAAGGCGACCCTGTTGTGTTGGCCGATTGCGATTTTAGTCGCGCCCTGGAATTTACCATCAGGTAGCAGGACACCGCTGTGAAGAGAGAGCCGCTAACCTCATGACACGACAACAGGTTAGCGACCTTTACTTCCACGTGTGGCCAATTTACTTTACGTCCGCGACGTCAGGATGACAAAACGGCGGCTAAACCTTGACACAGGTTATATACCCAGCTTAAATACTGGTCATCCAACCAGTAAAAAGGAAATGGCGATGTTCGTCGAACTCGTTTATGACAAGCGAAATGTTGAAGGTTTGCCAGGCGCACGCGAAATCATCCTCAATGAACTCACAAAACGTGTACATCAACTTTTTCCCGATGCGCAAGTGAAAGTTAAGCCAATGCAGGCGAACGCATTAAACAGTGACTGTACAAAAACCGAGAAAGAACGGCTGCACCGTATGCTGGAAGAGATGTTTGAAGAGGCTGATATGTGGCTGGTCGCCGAATAACGTCCCCTCCTGCGAAAGCGACATATCCGATCGAAAACAGCGCCCTGAGGCGCTGTCTGTGACGATATAACGCAAACGCCACCACTCAGAACATGTAGCGGAAGTTGGCGTTTATCGCGTGGTCAATATGCTATTTGCCAAATGCCGACTGCTCCAGCGCCGGTCCTTGCCACTGAACGTTTTGCCCAGTGCCACGCCTGTAAGCGCTATCAACGAATTATACGTTTTGCTGCGCATCGATAATATTGGTCACGGTTTTACAGTAAAAACGGTACCTGTTCTCAGGTTCTTCCGGCATCAGTGCACCGTTATAATGGTGAGGTGTGACGCTATTGTAGTCGTTCAAGATGTATCCATTAATTTGTCCGGTTTTCTTGTTCATTAAGTCACCTGTTTTGTGTTGAGGTGAGAATATCACCTTTAATCAGGTGACCAAATTTACTGTGTCACTACAAGAATGAGAATAGATGAAATGTTACCTTCCACACAGGGATATAATAATCCTGGTAATTAAAAATTTATGTTTACTTATAAATTACTAATGATATCGAATCTCTATTACCGCATATAAATCAACCCAATACAGTTACAATGAGATAAGTGAATGTAGTTTTAAATTCAGTTAGTTGTTTATCTATAGTTGTCTCTTTGGTATTAACAATAATTAATTGATTGTACTGAATAAACTATCATTTTACCTCTGTAATAGACATCTATTTTAGTTTTATTGACGTTAGACTATGTATCTTACTATCTGCACAAGACATAGAACCAGAAACAAGTCAGGCATTGCCAGAATAAAATCAACGTCATGAAACAATGGGTTATGAACACATATATCATTCAGATAAAGAAGTAATAATCGGGAGAGTAGATATCATGAAAAAACCTGTTTTTTTCCTTCTGACCATGATCATCTGCAGCTATATTTCTTTTGCCTGCGCTAATATCAGTGACTACAAAGTTATGACCTGGAATCTTCAGGGCTCTTCAGCATCTACAGAAAGTAAATGGAATGTCAATGTCAGACAGCTTTTAAGTGGTACTGCCGGTGTGGATATTCTTATGGTACAGGAGGCCGGTGCTGTTCCCACCTCAGCGGTTCCTACCGGACGACATATTCAGCCTTTTGGAGTGGGTATTCCCATTGATGAATACACCTGGAATCTCGGAACCACCAGCCGTCAGGATATAAGATATATCTACCACTCGGCTATTGATGTTGGAGCGCGCCGTGTTAATCTGGCAATAGTTTCCAGACAAAGAGCGGATAATGTTTATGTCTTGCGTCCGACAACTGTCGCATCTCGCCCCGTCATTGGCATCGGACTGGGTAATGATGTTTTTCTGACAGCGCACGCACTGGCTAGTGGAGGTCCGGATGCTGCAGCTATTGTCAGGGTTACCATTAATTTTTTTAGACAACCTCAGATGCGGCATTTATCCTGGTTTCTTGCCGGGGATTTTAATCGCAGCCCAGACAGACTTGAAAATGACCTGATGACTGAGCATCTGGAACGAGTTGTAGCCGTACTCGCACCTACAGAACCCACGCAAATTGGCGGTGGTATTTTAGATTATGGGGTCATTGTCGATCGAGCACCTTATTCACAAAGGGTTGAAGCATTACGTAATCCACAACTCGCTTCTGATCATTATCCCGTAGCCTTTTTGGCACGAAGCTGTTAATGAGTAAATAGCGTTGACGACATGTACTTTGAGCGTAAGGTGCAGAATATATATTTATTATAAGGTAAAATTATGAGTTGTTTTACCAGTCCAGCAATTATGGAAATGTTAGGTCATTATAAATGGCGTGTTTATGAGCCATTCAGGTTTTATCTCAGTGAAGATAAAAATGATGTCATTGAAGTACCGGTAGGATTCGTTACCGACCTTGCCACTGTTCCGCGTATTTTCTGGTCATTATTACCACCGGATGGTGAATATGCCAAAGCGGCAATCATTCATGACTACCTGTATCATTATCCATTACGTAACAGAAAAGAGTCCGATCTCATATTCCTGGATGGAATGAAAGTTCTGGGCGTGCCAAAATGGAAAAGGATAATAATGTATTTAGCCGTAAGAATATTTGGCTGGAAATACTATCATTCTCATACCATACAACATAATTAATTTCTCGTTTTTAACACACAAAGAACTATAGAAAAACCTGACGCCTTAATATAGTAATAATAAGACTTAGTGGCTTTCACCAGTTCTCTGTGTGAATATATCATTATATGCTATCATCACAAACCGCCATAGTGGTAAGTAAGGGGATTACAACCTTACCCGTTCCTTTATCCATCCATAAACAAATGACTCATTCGCCTGGCGCTTTTCAGCTAACTCCAGATAGCGTTGTCCCTGACTACAATTCAATGCCCGGATAAGTATCATTTCGCCCTCATCTCTCCGGTGAGAGAGAAAAAATGTTAGTGCCGAAAGCGTCCGTGGCCCAATCTGACCATCTGCTATCAAATCCGGATAAATTTTTTGCTGATCATTAAAAACATTAAGCCAACGCTGGAAGTACTTAATCGGGATTGAGGGTCCCATGTTCACACCAGTATCACAAAGCTCAGCTGCGATAGAGTGAGAGATAATGGCAACCTGATCAAGTCGTGGACCATACCAATAATCTGCCTCAAGGATTTTTAATGCTTGATTACGGGTAAGATTCCGCATATCCCCCATATAGCCATTAGCCCGGGCCGTCGTCAGGGTTATACCCCAATGCGTTGGTCCCCCCCTGTCGTCAGGGTGATCAACGTAACCGCCTTCTCTACTAAGGATAGATGCAAAGATTTCATCTTTAGTCATAATGACTCCTTCTAATATTAATAAAATACGTACCTGAATGCTATGATTGATAATGCAATGAATCTGATAAAAAACTTATTGAAGTATATAAACTTAAGTGGATAGCCAACTTAATAAACAATATTAACCAGACCACTAATAAACGGTCTGTTTAATTTAATAGGCAACATAGGTAAGTTTCATTTATTTAGAAAGTATAAGTTCTATTACAGGTCTTGCATCATAAAAAGACATGTTGTATACGTCAGCTCTTTGCCCTCGATGTGATTGACATACGCTACCTATTGAAAAGCATGAACTTATTAATGGGCCGAATGCATCAATTCGTTGTTGGGTATACGTCTGCGGTTCCGGAAGAAAAGGTATCACGCCAGGATTAGACGTAGTGCTTAAACCTAAATAACTGGAATTCATTGTGCTTACACCATCCTTTACCAGACCTGTTGCGCTATCATAAACAAGCGCCACGGCCTTTTGAATATTCTCGGGTAAAATAGATAATGTGGAAACATACTCTCTTTGCAATCGCATCATCGTTTTTTCATAAGCATTAAAGTGACCACCTTGCGTTTCCAGATAGGTGATGGATGGGAGCAAGCTGTAGAAATTATTATCTGCACGAATCTGATATCTGTATAAATTACCTTTGAATGTTGAGCGAGAATAGTACGCTCTGGCTATAGCATATGTTTGATTAACACTTGAGGTTGTTGCAATATAGCGACTGTCACTACTTCCACCACTACATGACCTTCCACTGATAAATTGCTGAAAGTTACGGTTATACCCAAGTAGTGAAAACCCATCGCGAAAAATAACGTCCGGCGGGGTTGAGTCCACACGATACACAAAATCTACTGCATAGTTATTAAAGCTAACTATAGATAAGGTTAAGAATATTAACTTTTTCATTATTTCTTCTCCCCTCTTACTTGGGTCCAAAGCATTGTGTCGCACTGCACGATGATAGTCCCACAAGAGCATTTGCTGAAAAGGTATTTACAAAAAGCGGATAGGTCCAGATATTTTTTTGAACATGAATCCTTACGGATTGCCCTGTACTATAAAAATATCTTGCCTGGTCAAGAAGTTCTTTAAAGGAGGGTGCCCATATGCTCTGCTTTGATACCGCACATGCAACAACTGGTGTACCACTACCGTTAGCTTTAACCGTTTTTATACAAAAATAAGGACTAGTATCTATCTGACCAACATGTAATTCACTGATAACTTCGTCTGAGTAATAGGCGTTCGTTTTATCTCCTGTCCACTCAGCGCTGGCATTAAAAGAATAAATGAGAATTAATAATGTATAAACAGGCACAAACTTATTTATATACATACTACTCTCCTGTACATTTAAAACAATTAACAAAGCACAAATTTATTATATCTCATCACATCTAAATCCAGTCTATCATGATTTACTTCAACACAATGTTACCAACCACAACAAACACTCAAATTACTTGTGAATAGCAATTGATGCATATATAAAAATTTCAGCACTGATAATAAGCACACCTGTTTTATCAGTTACAGAATTCCTGCCACGGTAATAACACAGGTACTTCCGGCTCATATTGATCGCCGTCGTCTGTCTACTGGTTTTCATTTTCAGCAAAGCAGGACATAACTCATTAAGAAATTGACGATAATTTAACAAGTCCGCTCTTTGCAAGAACGTTCTGGATAACTATCAGATCACTATTATAGGATCAAAGAGTGGGGAATAAATCATTATCATCCAACTGAATCATGGACGACATCTTATTAACTGGCAATCTTTTTCCAGTGTAGTGATCCTACCCGCGTAATCAGTCTGTACCCTCCAGGTAAAGTGTCAGGCAATTTAGTCAGCCTATTGTTGATAACCGCCATAAAAGTAATATGTTCAGGAAGATGATCTAATAAAATTGTGAGCTGTAGGTCGCTGAGATCTAGTATAAAGCAATGATATTTCAAACATTCACGCATCCAAGTTTGTTGCGCGAAAATTTACCTAAAGAAAAAATAATAAGCCTTAATATTTTTACAGTATTTCAACTATACCAGAATAAATGTGCGTAGATGACGTAAAAACCTGATGAGCAGGAATATCGATAGCCAGTAAATCACTCCTGTGGTAATGCAGGCCACCTGATGACTGTGAAGGTCGCTTCATCTGAAGCGCCGCTGAAGTCCAGCGATTTAAGTGAAAAGTAGCCAGCAGGAGCTTCTGCTGGTCCATATTCCTCTATTTTGCCAGGCCATACTGAAGTGCCACACAGGTATCTGCCAGAGCGGTCCTAAGCTAATAAATATAAAAGCAGTTACTGCCTACCTCAAGAAATATGCGCTCATGATCATTTAAAGCTCTTTTCAAGAAACTGATAATAAGCTTGTCAATATAATATTATGCAGTCTCTATTAAGCGCCTGGTTTATTTGTTTTGCATAATCATATAGTTGACTTTTCGAGTAAGAATTTTCTTGCAAAGACAAATAAACGTGTTTTATATCTCTAAATAAGCATACATCACCATGGATATGAGCCTCTATATAATTCCCTTCATAGCCTGTACCATAATTAGAGTGAGCTAAAAACTTTTCGCCCTTAGCCATTTTAACCAAACTCTTAAAGCAATTATAACCAAAAAAATCATTTTGACAGGATGCGATCAGGTTCTCCATATGCCAAAATGTAGATAATTTACTCGTATCCAGACCAAATCTGTGGCCGTAGGTATCAAAAGGTGAAAATGTACAATTTGTTTTTACATTATCATTTAATTCAAAAAATGATTTCCCATAGGCGCTGGCACCTCCATTTTCACCGTTCAGAAAGTCCAGTGCAGCATAAATTGGTCTGCTTGTAGGGCTAAAGGTTCTACTATTGGGAGTATATGCTACGGAAAAACCGCCTGTCTGACCATATGGGGCATAAGGTGAATCTGCAAGCTTCTCCAGTTCAAATGCTTTAGTTTCAACTGAATCACGTCCGACATTATAAGCAGGTAAATCGCCTGGTCTGCAACCTAATGCATAAGAGTTCAGATATTCTTTATTTTTTAAGAGAGAGACAAAGTCAATTTTTGCTGCATTAAAATTTATTGTCAGCCGGGCATTTTGTAAAACATCCACCATCTTATTTAGCAAGAGAGCGCAATCTATTTCGGCACCACACTCACGGCTTATCCGCCTGAGCGCTTTTTCTCTTATTATGTCAGCGTCGCGCTGACACCTGGAATGAATATGCGCAAGTACTTGTTTTCCAAAAAGGCGACCATACACCTTTTTACGCTCTTCATTGCTGATACCGCAAAATACTTCGTCAAAAGAAAGCCTGTACGCTGCGCTTACAGAACCTCTCGCCGCTCTGCTTTCTGGAAATGGCGGAACATCTTCAACAACATTTTTAACTTGCTGAATGTCTGAAGACAGAGGAGTATGTCCGACATTTTTTTCCTTATCTGTTTCCAGATATTGCGGAACCTTTACACTTCCACTATAGCAGATAGGTTTGAGCATATGTCTCCTGAATTTTTACGACTAATAGTATTCACTTTCGCTGACGTATTCTTTATCAGGCTGATATTTCAACACTTCTTAGCCGCCTTGTAGAAGTGCAAATAAAGCATACTAATAATTTCATAAAATACTTAATCTACCCACTATTGCAGTCTATAAATTATCACCTTTTATTGAAATATTATCCTGATAATAACAACAAATCTGATAAGGCACTTTCAAAAAATAGCCAAACCACACATCATAAAGAAAACCACTACAATCAAAATCGGTAACTATCAATTTTCAGGGAGTCTCAGGTTACCATGACGATCGGGGTAAAGGATGGATTACTATTGCGGTCTGAATTGAGGGAGTTTTGATAAATTATTTTGATAACCGTTCGAATACTAATAATAAAAACGGGAACGTTAAGTCCCCGTTTTTATTTTAACAATTATCGTTATTACATATTTGCGATAATCGCGTCGCCAAACTCACTACATTTCAGCAGCTTAGCGCCGTCCATCAGACGTTCGAAGTCATAGGTCACGGTCTTCGCGGCAATCGCGCCTTCCATACCTTTAACAATCAGATCCGCCGCTTCAAACCACTGCATATGACGCAGCATTACATTGCCAAAAACATACCAACCATTTGATAAAGTTGAAATTATCATTCTTCCTACTATCAAAAAAATCCAGTAACTGTCTTTTACAACTCATTGATTATCAAAACGTTGATTTTAGTTTTGGGGAAGAGTTTTCTTCAAGATTCCAATTTTTTCACGCCAGTACATTCAACATGATGCTACTAATGGCAACCCCCAATAGTGAAGCTTCTACATTGGTTGAGGTCGCTCGGAGAAACACCGGAACAACCACTCGCATATCCTCTTCTATACTTTCAGTCTGACCGACTGGAGGTTTCATATGTGTGGACGCTTTGCACAAGCACAGACCCGCGAAGAATACCTGGCATATCTGGCCGATGAAGCCGAGCGCGATATCGCTTATGACCCTGAACCTATAGGCCGGTACAACGTGGCGCCCGGTACCAAAGTTCTGCTGCTCAGTGAACGCGACGAGCAACTGCATCTGGATCCGGTATTCTGGGGATTTGCGCCCGGATGGTGGGATAAACCACCGCTGATTAATGCACGGGTTGAGACTGCGGCCACCAGCAGAATGTTTAAACCGCTATGGCAACATGGCCGAGCTATCGTGTTTGCTGATGGTTGGTTTGAGTGGAAGAAGGAAGGCGACAAGAAACAGCCATACTTCATCCACCGGGCTGACGGCCAGCCAATATTCATGGCGGCGATCGGCAGCATACCGTTCGAACGCGGTGATGATGCCGAAGGATTCCTGATTGTCACCGCTGCAGCCGATAAAGGTCTGGTAGACATTCACGACCGCCGCCCTCTCGTTCTGTCACCTGAAGCAGCGCGGGAATGGATGCGGCAGGATATTGGCGGAAAGGAAGCCGGAGAGATAGCAGCAGACGGGGCAGTGCAGGCAGATAAATTTATCTGGCACGCCGTGACTCGAGCTGTTGGCAATGTGAAAAATCAGGGACCAGAGATGATCGAGCCTGTCACTTAACGCGCAGCAGATCGGAAAACCTTGTTGTGTACCGCGGCGAAAGCATCTCACGTTTCATCGCCCATTGCTGCTGGATGCCCTGTCCTGCAAAATACAGCGTCCCCCGCCCGCCTTTGGCGTTGAGTTGATCCAGCACCTCCATCAGCTTCTCGCTGCCAGCACGTGGGGCATTGTCATCAAACAGGTTAAGCTGTGCGACACCCTGGCTAAAGAAATCCCCGAGCATAATGCCAGCCTTTTGGTAGCGGTGCCCATCCTGCCAGATTTTGTCCAGGCACTTAACAACAGCGTTGATGATGTCGCGGGAATCATGAGTGGGTGTGAGAAGCTTCACTGACGCGCAATTGCCGTAATACGGCTCGTTAAGCGCGAACGGTGACGTCTTGACGAACGCCGAGATAAAACGGCAATACTGGTGCTCACCACGTAGTTTTTCAGCACCACGGGCAGCATAACTGCAGATAGCCTGGCGCATCTGTTCGTATTCGGTAACGCGTTCTCCGAATGACCGGCTGCAGACGATTTCCTGCTTTGCCGGCGCAAACTCCTCCAGATCCAGACATGGTTCGCCACGCAGCTCCCGGACCGTTCGTTCCAGTACCACATTAAAGTGCTTGCGGATAATCCAGGTGCTTTGCTCTGAGAGATCCAGAGCCGTTTTGATTCCCATGGCATTGAGCTTCTTGCTGATACGCCTGCCGACACCCCACACATCCTCTACGGGTATCAGTGCCAGCAGCCGACGCTGGCGGTCAATGTTCGACAAGTCAACCACCCCGCCGGTCTGGCGCTGCCACTTTTTCGCAGCATGGTTAGCCAGCTTGGCAAGGGTTTTCGTCTGGGCAATGCCTACGCCGACAGTCAGGTGCGTGCGCTTCAGGACCGTCGCTCTTATCTCGCGCCCGAAATCTGTCAGATCCCGGCAGCTTCGTATCCCCGTCAGATCACAAAAAGCCTCATCAATGCTGTAAATTTCTACCCGCGGCGACATCTCCTCGAGTGTGGTCATTACCCGGTTCGACATATCAGCGTAAAGCTCATAATTACTGCTGAAGCAAACAACACCAAATTGCTGGAAGCGTTCTTTCTGTTTGAAGTATGGCTCACCCATTGCGATACCGAGTTGCTTCGCCTCGGTGCTGCGCGCAATCACACAACCATCATTGTTCGACAGTACGACAACCGGACGCCCCCTCAAATCTGGTCTGAATACAGTTTCACAACTGGCGTAAAACGAATTAACATCGCAAAGTGCGAACATACTCAGCTCGCTGCTTTAACGATGAAAGTAACGACGCCGAATACGTCCAGCGTGTCTTCGCTGCCAACGAAGATCGGCGAATAAGCGCTGTTCATCGGATTGAGCTGAACTGTAGGTCGCAGCTGCAGGCGTTTAACAGTAAACTCCCCATCCACGGCTGCAATAACAATATCGCCGTGTTCAGCGGTTCGTGAGCTATCCACCACCAGCAGATCACCGTCGTTGATGCCTGCATCAATCATTGAATCACCCGTTGCTTTGACAAAATACGTTGAGCTGGGATGAGAAACGAGCAACTCATTAAGATCGATACGCTGCTCAATGTAGTCTGCCGCGGGACTTGGGAAGCCACACGGCACTAAATAACTGAAAAATGGCAGATAAATAATTTCGCGCAACTCTGTAGGTCTGAAAAATTCCATAATCCATACCCAAATACTGTTTTTATATACAGTAGTTTCATTTGAGCATGCGCGCAAGATACCGGAGTCGCTACGGCTGTTTAAATCTTCATCGCTTCGTTTGTAAGCTTCTATCTCAATTCAAATTATGGGTTTTGTAAATTTTTGGCTGTATTGTCATGTGCGCATATTTAAGCCAGTTTCAATTTGAAGGCAGGAAATTTTCTGTACAGCGTTGACGGCCCCACGTCATAAATTATCGCTACACATTATTACCATCAGTTCGCTCTTCCTTCATCCTGGCTTCCACCATAACGATATTGGCGGCATCCTTTTTCTGATTCCAGACGCTGTCAGCAGGCATTTCAACACGCACAGAAACAAATGAGTCTGACGGTATATCAATCGGATCTCCATTTGTCAGATTATCAATCTCGTTTCTGGCAAATTCTGGCGATTGCGGATGTGTACGATGGTATGTTTTTACAAGAATCGAACCGTCTGTATTTACCTCATAATCAAGCCAGATACGGGGTTGCTTGTTTATATCAAGCGGGATATCAAATCCTCCGTCAGTACCGCCCCATGCAGCATCAGAGTTCATCCCCAGACACCCTGATATCAAATATTCCCCAACGGCAAGCCGCGTTACCGTTATTCCCTCCGACTCATGGTTTACATCAAAACTACCGTCTGCATAAATTTTAACAACCGGAGACGCTATTTTTATAAAACCATTTGTGTCTATTGAGGTATTGAGGTCTCTGATCAGAAAGTCCCGCCAGTTGGTTAACCGCGGAGAACTTCCGCCAAATCTTTGACGAATTCTCGGAGCAGACTCCTGAATTGACGGGAATGAAACTTGTGAATAATTACCGTTTTCACCAGTATTTCCTGATTCAGAAACGTTCAGAATAGTTGAATATGGATATGGTTTACCATTACCACCGGCTTCCTGCCCATCACCGAGAAAAAAAGAACATGTTGGTAAATGTGGATCACCTGCATTTTGCACACTCCTGTTTACCTGAAGCGCCCCTATACCATTGCATGCAGACTGATGGGTATTACCCCCGGTCCCTCCCTGATACAGGCTTAATGGTGTGGTTAATCCGGCTATACTGGTTATATCGCGATTAGCTCCACTCGAAGCCTTTTGGTTAAGTGTTTCACTAATGTTATTCCACGAAGGGCCGTTCCACGCAGAACCATCAGGTAATTTGATTGTTATGTTACCGGTTCCACTAAAAATGCTTTGCCAGTTCTGCTTATCGTAATTCAGTCCTCGCAATGCCTCAGCGCTTTGAGCCACCAAGGCAGCTGTGACCATGTTCAAAGCAACACGAGGCACGGCAGACCACGCAGCGCCGGATTGTGTCGGGCCTGTGTAAACACTAACCAGCGTCAGTGATGTATTGTTATTTACTGTTTTAACCGGGAGTGTATAAGGGATGCCGCCGACAGTTACGACAATAAAATCACCGGCAGCAAGTTCTGTTGTAAACGCTGTGCCGCTGCCAGTAACAGCATCGGTGTCATTGGTAAGAGTTAAGGTTCCTGCTGACATGAATATTTCCTCAATACATATCCGGAAGGACAAGAATTGGCATATTGATATTTTGATTAAATGTCATATCAAATCTGTTGTCATTGTAATTACCAACAACCTGGTTATACGCTGACCGGATGTTTCCACCTGACATTACCACACCCTTTTTCCTTATATTAAAATATCCATCCACTCGTCTTGACTGTGCGCCAGTGAATACAATCTGACAATATTTATCACCTATGTATTGATTATTGTCTGTTACCGTTAGCTGCTGGTCATACACAAATGGCCGCTTTACTGTTGAAAACGTCACCTGCCCAGCCGAATTAGTCATGGTAATTCCATCACCGGCTACAGGCGCGGTATTATTGAAAATTACCAGTTCCATTGTTACAGATGCGGAAACATCATCCCGTCCTGAGTAATTGATGTCTCTTACAATAATATTTGCTCCGTCAAATCCTACAGACACATTATTATTATTCCATTTCCCGAACGGTATTCCTGATACGGGAAGCGCCATCGAGCCGTTGACTGTCACCGTGCCAACGTAAGCACATGTCATTAATCTTGCCTGATTCGAAATTGCAGTGAAATCAGTAGAGTTGGAAACGAGAAGTCCTTCGTTGTAAGTAGCAGCAGGGAGAATTTCAAATACAGTTCCTGCCCAGTTTGGTATTCGCTGGTAGTTTCCCCTGTTTGTACCGTTAACAGTCACACCGTTGTCTCCGTTTCTTGTAACGGATGTCATATATATCGGTAAAACTATCCATGTCTGATTGTCGGCAAATTCCTGTATGTCAACAGGACGTGTCGGTAAAACAAGAACTGTGGAGCCTGACGTTAATGGAGTATTAACCTGAAACTGGTTTGCCCCCGTACCGTAACCAGCAAAACTTGTGCAGAATGACGGGGCACGGAGCCCCGCTGTAATCGCCATCGCAGGACGGCCATCATTATAATCTATCAGTATTCCTTCCGGCATATTTCACCTTATGTCCATCGTCCAACAACAACACGACCACCTCCTGAGAGATTTACTGTGATCCCATTGCCGTCAATGCGAGTAACGTTATTCACTCCGTTAAATGCAAATTCACCGCTGTCGGCATAGAGTTTCCCATGGAATTCTGGGCTACCAGATTTTGGTAAATTCCATCCGCGTCCACCACCACCGGGGATAAAGTTTGCAGACTGAAGTGAATCGGTAATTTTCGCAAAATCGATGGATGCTTCCTGAATTAATGCGCTACGAATAAATACCTGTCCGTTATAGACGAAGAATGCAGCCTGCCAGTTGCCGGGGTTATTACCGGAATAAATGCCGAACTGATCCGCGGCAAATACAACGGTAGATTTATAGCTATTCCCCGATGGCTCGATAGACATGCCGAATCCGGTGTTATATTTCACACCGTTCCTGACAATCCCCATATTGAGTGTGTAAGAGGCTTTTGCAGTCCCATCACTATTTACCTCAGCTGTCATCTTCTGGTTAACGGCTGATGTAAGGCTACCTTCAGGGCCAATCTGCGCCTGAACATATGTGGACAGGTCAGCAAGTCCCTGCTCAGCAGTCGCTACCGTAGTTTTCACGACCAGGATATCGGCACGTACCTCACCGTACTGCTGATACTGGTGCTCAACAGTACCGTGGTTCGCCAGCGAATTTTCCATAATTCCTTCGAGGTTGGTATCGACCCCATCTTTAACATTCTGGAATGCATCAGATTTTTGGATGCCGTCATCAATAAGATCCATCAATTCACCGGTATCCATCGAGCATAATGCCGGCACTTCAACGAATGCTGATACACCGAAAGCGTTAATCGTCCTGATGTACCAATAATAGGTATGACCTGCCTGTAACTGGTTGCTGGTCCATGTGGTACCGATACCCTCTCTGCTGGCATTCCCCTCAACGATTTCAGCCGTTGTGCCGGAAAGCTGAGTTTCTCCTGATGTCCAGAAGTCAAATTGGGTGGAAACATTGGTTATGGACTCAAGCCTGGGGATCATCGTGACTGCAAAGAACCCCTGCTCAATATCGACGTGCGATGGCGGCGGAGGCGCTTCAATGCTGAACTCCAGATAACCTTCCGGCGATTCTGCCCCCATCTGGTTAACAGCAATAACATGAGCGGTATAGGTATCTTTTGGTAATCCGCTAAGACGCGTGAACGTCCCGGGGACCTGGACGGACATGACCATCTGGCCATTGCGACGAATGATCACTTTGTTGTAGACCACCTGTCCGATGTTCTGCCATGACAAAATCCCCTGTACGACCTGACCAATTTCCTCCACGGTGTATTTCAGGTTCTGCGGCTGCGCCACGCCGCCTGATGGCAACTGAGTAAACGGTGGCCGCTCGATCGGTTTACCGATGACATCGCCCCAGACATCTGCTGTTTCCTGCTTTAGTGTCAGTTGGACGCCATTCTGAACGCCGAACTTCCAGTCAGTTACCCGCATCTCAACATTCACGATACCGATAGACGGGAAATTCACCTTCACATACATTCCAGGGCGGTAACGGTACCCGCTCAGATTTAACGTTACGTTCATCGTCCTGGCGATACGGGTGCGCTTTAACTTCACGTCTGCCAGACGCTGGGCCTGAAATTCAGAGGTCACAAATCGCAGCTTCATATCCTGCGATATTTCTACTCCGTCTTCCGTCACCCATTCACCGACAGACACAGAGGGGAAATCCGCTTCGGTATACCCCTGTTGCGGATCAACAAACGTCCCCTTGATGGTGTTAACGCGTTCCGCCTGAGAGACTTCCGGCATGATTTCGATATCACCGGCCAACTGGCTTTCAGTGATCACTTCGGTAGCTGGTCCGTAATACGCCCCGACCAGAAGGCCATGTTTGCCAGCTGTATACGTTACATCCCCGGCGCACGCTGCCAGCATCCCTTCCAGAATACTGACTTTGTTTTCACTGAGATCGAACTCACCGTTGATGGTATAGCGCTTCTCAACAGTATTGCCGCCAGTAATCACATCCTCATCACAGATATTCGCCGCTTCCTTAAACTGGTCCCAGAGAATATCGGTGTCAGGAACTTTCAGGTAATTGCGGTAATAGTCCAGGATAACCAGCGCCGCATTATTGCTGTAACCCGTTAACCCGGTACGCGGGTCATAAATAGCCCGCCCCTGCTTTTCTACCTTGATGTTAGGGATACCTGCCGGGAATTTTTCGGCATTGAATTTCAGGGATACGCGCAGCCAGGTGATCCCTTTCCCGATCATATCTTCTTTCCATGACGGGCAGTTTTCCAGCATGTAAGGATCCGCCGTCTGTCGGTTGGTGTGCACCTCGAAAAAGGCATGCTCAGGATAGCTACTGATCGGTTCGTCACCCAACCAGACAGTCTGTACACCTGATAACGGGTGTCCCGCCAGGGCAATGGCCAGATGCAGCATTTCGCCATCATCCTGTTCGCCAGCCTGCTCTTCGGAAAAGAACAAAGTGCCCGCCGACGTTGAGCGACCGTAAACAACGGTTTTGGCACTGGCCGCAGCGCGCAGAACCTGTTTGCGTTCAGACGTATCACGGTAGGAATTCAGCGACGGGGTCTTGGTCAGCGCCTGAGTGGCAATCTGTGCGGCGACGGTGATAACCATCGCAATGGCATACATTTCATTTGCCGCTGCCACACCTGCGGCAATGGTGGCAACAATAGGAACAGCAGCAGGCATTAACGTACCCTCCAGACACTCAGCGGTTTAACCCGCAGTCGGACAAGACCATTTTCTCCAGGAACCCATACAACGCCGGAATACACCACTCCGGCACACCGCGCCCCGGAATTTTCAACAATGGCAATATCCCCTCGCTGCGCCAGCTTCACCGGTACTTCATCGAGATATCGAGCAAACACTTTTTCAAGTGAGCCGCCACCGCGAAGAATCGCCTTTTTTGCTCCCATTTCGCTGTCATACGTTCCGCGCCAGCCTTCCGCAAAATCTTCGCCGCACATGGCCTGAACGCAGTCCGCAGCGAACAGGCAGCAGTCATGACTGCCCCATAAAAATGGCCGCTTCTCAGCGGCCCTTATTACGGTGATTAATCTGTTATGCCAGTCCGGATGCTTCATGCTTCCTCACTTATAGATAAATCCTGGTGCATCTTTTTTACTGCCCCAATAAATCGATCGTTCAGCCATCTGCGCCACATACCGGAATATACGGTCGCCGGGATAAGCGGCCTGCTGCGATTCATCGGTATAGCGATCAGGGAAAGGACGCTGCCAGTCTTCAAAAATATTACTGATGGTGTACTGCAGGGCGTTCTTACCGCCAGCGGTCGCCCCCGTACTGGATACCCGCCCTTTAAACAGGAGATCGGCAACCTGGACAACACCGTTATCATCCATGGCCACCAGATAGATTTCGGCATTTCTGCCCACACATCGCTCATTCAGCATGGTGGCAAAGAGAGCCATATCCAGCCCTGAGAGGGTCATTTTGACCTGCGTGGGGCTGGTCGTGCTGGTTTCACTGGCATCATCAACAGAACCCATACGGCCCATGCCGTAATAGACATAACCACCAAGAATCAGTGTCCCGGTACCGGAATGCACATAGACGGTACCGGATTCAAACTGAATATTGGCGGCGATCGCGGCCGTCACCCTGTCGCGGGATAACCAGTCCACCATCGAATCAGAAAAGGGGGAATACAGCATTAGAATGCCTCCTCAAGCTCCAGCGTGTAACTGGTAAAAACACCCGGCACTCGGTTACCGGCACCCTGCTGGTTATCCTTCAGTTTGAAAATGCCGTAGGGTTTCGCGACTTCAATGGCTGCATTAGCAGGCGGCGAACTACGCAACATCGGGGCAAATACAATCATTGCGGTACCGTTCGCTGCGCTCGTCACGTCGGCCGTAACCATCTTCAGCTCGTCATTAACAGTGAAATAATCGCCCTGTCTGAGCACCACTGCTCCCGGCGTCCAGCCCTTACTCTGGATCTGGGTTCCGGTCTGATTAGCGCCATCAATAACAGGCGCTCCAGCAGGTGCTCTACCACTTCTCCCCCAGTCGCGAACTTTTACCCTGCCATACTCGCCATCGAGGGAAGCCACCAGAGCATCAATGCGCCTGGATTTTTCATCTGTCAGGTTATTAAAGGTCAGGGAACATACCCAGCGGGTGCCGGGGAAGCGAGCTGTCTGCGATGAGCCATTGAAGGGGGAACGAAAAGTTTTGGTATTGCTTTCTGGTCGCCACGTCAAAGACGCCGGACAGACATCTTCCGGCCATTTCAAGTGCAGCCATAAATGCTCCTGGATAAATACGCGCAACGGCGATACTGATCATTTGTCAGGGTGTTACGGGACATTAACCCTGGTTAAAGTGTGTGGTTCAGCCCGCCAGTGGTTGGACACTGGCGAAATCATGAAAAGGAGGGACGGCTGATTACCTCTATAAAAAGGATAAATTATGTCTAATCACAAAATTAATATTAACATTAAAACAAATACCAATAACTTAGAGGAAGTTAATGAGGAATTAACTCGGTTAAAGTTCATTATCGGAGTTCTGCTTGCAAAATTCCCACCACTCCAGCGTGATGAATTTATCAAAGATTTGGGACGGTTTGGACTGACAGAGGAAGCTGCACTTTATTCAAATTTCAACCCGAAACCTGAATAAATCATTCAAGTGTAAACTTAAGAGGTCATACTCAATATTTAAGTCACATTGACTACACCCTCGAAATATTTTGCGGTCTGTATCCGGGCCGCTTCAATAATCTTCACGACAACATTTTGAGCATACTCTTTTGCACGCTGATTGTACCCTTCAAGTGTAAAATCTGGAGCGAGGTCTTCGCTGTAATGGATAGTAGCCACATTTTCTTTGCCAATTTTCACCGACACATTACTGCCAATGCGTTGTGTCGATGACATGCGTAAATTTTCTCCGAAGGAAATTCTTACTCCATTCTCTTTCGGAAACCCTACTGTAAATTCAAGTGGCTCAACTCGTTGTTCTAAAGTCATAATTATCTCCCTCCTTTCGGCTAATTAAATTAATGATGCAGTCCATCACACGCCTAACAAACGACGCGCCTGCCCTCGATTAGAAAAATCCTGAAGCAAATCCTGACGCGCCTGTTTAGCGCCATCGTTCGCCCCCAGCCGGGCTGCTTCCAGCATTGCCTGTTTCAGTGCTGCATCACCATTACCGGATATGGTGAAATGCTGGGTGATGTGCTGAGTGATGCCATTTCCGGCTGCCGGAGACTGTGAACCAACCACACGAACTCCTAACGATCCGTCAGCGGAGCGGGTTAACGGCATGATAGCTTCCGGCCCAGCTTCCCCCATCAAGCCTGCACCTTTGGCGAAGGCAAAATAGGTAGGCGAACTGACGATGCTGTTACTGTATGCGCTGAGGCTTGCAGAAGCATAGGCGCCACCTTTTGCGTTAAGTTGAAGTCCTGACGCTGCTGAGTTGTAAGCGCCGGACGGAGTACTGCCAGATACAGCGCCTGCGCCCGCCCCAAACATACCGCCGATTGAACTGAAAAAACCGCTGTTACTGGTTGAGCGCAAAGAATCCACCAGCATCGCATTGAGGATAATTTTCTGCATAGACTGAAGCACAGAACTGGCCCAGTCCTCCCAGTCGACCTTATTACCGGCCAGAGCATCAGAAATATTCCCCACCAGTCCGGTCATGGCATTGTTTACCAGGTCAGCAGACTGAGAGGCATAGTCCGAGGCGGTGTCAGCCCAGTTAGCGAATCCTTCACGCATGCCATCCGCCCAGTCACTTCTCTGAGCATCAGAAGCAGCATAGAAACCTTGCTGATCGCGCAGGCGCTCATCGAGATAACGTTTATTTAAAGCCAGGGCTTCTTGGTAGAAAGCTTCGTCTATTTCACCAGTTTGCCGTTGCCGAAGCAGATCAGTATTCTTCTCTTCAAATTCCTTACGGATATTGAATTGTTCCTGAAGCCTTTCGCGAAACCGAGAACCCTGACCGTAGCCGATTAGTTGAGCCTCGTTCGCTGCGCGGGAGCTGGCGTTACTGTCTGCAAGATTCGCCTCGTAATTTCGAAGTTGCTCACGTATTTTTTGCTGATCAATGAGCGCAGCATTCTGCAACAGGGTCTGCTTCTGGGACTCTGTAAGCGTCGCCAGTTCGCCCTGGCTCACCTGGTATTTCAGTTTTGCCAGTTCGGTATTTTGACCTGCCATCGCGATCTGCTCTTTCTGCTGCTTGATCAGCTTGTCATAAGTATCAGCTGTTTTTTCAGCTTCCGATTTACCACGCGTTTTTTTATTCTTATCACGGAGCTGCTGAAGTTTTCTCTCTCCCTCCACTGCAAGATTTATATATTTTTCATATTGCCCGGCAGGAAGATTAAGGTCATCAGCTTCATATGTTGCCTGTTGCCGTACCTTTTCCAGTCCCTGCAGACTATCAAGTATAGCTTTACGCTCCGCTTTAACCATAGCCTGCTGCTGCTTTGTATCAAGCTCTGGTAGGACTGGTCCTGCATATTTTGGCGGTGATACTGGTGTAAACTGTTTGGTTACTTTGTTCAGACGATCATACATTTCCGTCAGAGAGCCAACCGCCCCGACCATTTCAACGGTTTTATTTATAGCTTCTCCCTGAAGCTTATTTTGATTTGATATTGTCTGATTTAACCTTGAAGTGGTTTCTGCTATATCCCTGGAAATTTTATCGTATTCGCGCTGGTATTTTATCGCATTAATGACATAACCATTATTAGTGTCATTCTCTACGCCGAACTGCTTGGCTAGATCCGTATATTGCTTAATTGACGCACTTGCACTGTCTTGCTGATCTCTTAAATCATTTAATTTCCGTTTTAAAGCATCAATTGAGTCTCCGGCATCAGCGATAGCACCATTAATTTGTGCCGGACTCATCTGTTTCGACTTTTCTACTACTTCGTCCAAAGTTGATGCGTACTGAATAGCAGATTCGCGCGCTTGCTCCTGTTTTTGATACATGGCGTACCAGGCACCCGCACCAAGCATCAGAATTCCAGGAATACCACCCACAAGGGATAGCAGCCCAGATGCACCGGCTTTAACCAAATTCATAGCCGATGTCATTTTGTTGAGCGCTTCCTGAGAAGTTGCTACAGCACGGTTTGACTGCACCAACGCGGCATTCGCTGCAATCATCGCTTGGCGCTTCGCAATAGCATTTTGCGTTGCCAGCGCTTCAGCATTGGTATTTTTGGCCAGAGCCAGTTCTGACTGGGCGAGTTGATAGGCACGCTCAGCGGCAAGAGCATCAGCAGCCGCTTTTCTTTGCGACTGGGTGGCTGATTCTGCGCGAGCAGCTGCCAGGGCAATTTCATTTTTACGAGCGTCAATCAGGTTAGCTGTTTCGCTGCCGAGATCGCTCAACTTACCGCCCAAATACCGGGCACCACCGATAGAAGCTAAAACACCCGCTGCAGCCGCAACTGTATCAATATTGTCAGCCACTCCATTCATCACGCTGACCAGAGTAGCTGTCGCTCCGGTGGCTTCATTTGCTCCGCCAACCCAGGCCATAAAGGCATTTTCAATTTTTGTCGTTGCGGCTGAAACGGTCTGCGGCATTGCCTCGAATTCACCACGCATTGTGCCAAGCTGGCTGATCAGTGCCGGGACAACTTTATCAGCAGTTAGCAGACCTTGATCGGCCATTGCCTTCAGATCTTTACGAGCTACGCCCATCCCTGCGGCAAGAGCACGGATAACCCGATCTCCGTTTTCGTTAACAGAATTGAACTCCTCGCCGCGCAGCACGCCCTGTGCTAACGCCTGACTAAACTGGGTAATTACAGAGCTTGCTTCTGCCGTGCTGGCCCCGGAAAGCTTCAGCCCAGTAGAAATGGCTTCGGTAACGTCCAGCACTTGCTGTGAGCTGTAACCATATTCACGCATTGATGCAGCGGAACGCGCAAACAGGCTCGCATTATCAGAGAAGGCGGTGCCGGTTCGTTGACTGATATCCATCAGCGCACGCTGGGATTCTGTAAAATCATCAGATGACTGAGAGGCCTGCTTAAGACGAGCGTTAACAGAGCTCCATTCATCGGCCAGTGATATCAGATGACCAGTAGCAAATGCTCCAGCGAATGCGCCTGCCATCCCCAAAGCCGACGCTTTCGCAGTATTTATCTGACTGGTAACCTCCGCCAGTGCGCGCTGAGTCTCCCGAGACGCAGCGGCTGCCTTACGTCCTCCGGTCTGCATTACCCGGTAATAGTCATTACCCATTCGAGAAGCTCGGGAAATTTCTGACTGAAAGGACTGAGAGTTTGCAGATATTTTGATGATCAGTTCGCGCAACGTTGCCATATTTCACCCATAAAAAAACCCGCCGAAGCGGGTTAGTTTTTGATATATGTTTTGCTGAGTGCTGGAATCCCATTCTCTTTTCGAGATTTGTTAACTTCTTTAAAGTACTTTCTCAAAATAGGAATGTCATATCCTGCACTAGCACATGTAACAGAAATTATTTCTTGGTCTAATTGCTCTCCAGAACCTCTGCTGTAGTCCAAAGAAGGGGCAACTATAACTCCATTTTTATTTACAGCGACAAAATTGGAAAATAATTGTTTCCCCGCATATCCCCCATACGAATTTTTTGCATTCACCTGTCCACAATATACGTAAGAGCTATCTGGATATGGAAAATCACCATGATAGAATTTTGCGGAATCTGGATCTTTGAGGTGCTCTTTAACCGAACTTTCTACAGCTTGCTTTTCAGAATCAGTTAAAGGTCTCGCATGTGAAGAGAAAGCACATAGACCAATTAATGCAGTGACTATTAAATTTTTCACAAAGGCTCTCCATATCTAAAGAGCTATCATGATAATAATGTATGCTTTTAATGTCACTGCGTCGCAGCTGTAAGCGCCGCCTCAAGCCCGGCAAACGGGTCTGCACCTTCTTCATCAGGATCACGCTGCCAGCGCAGCAACATGTCGCTCATCGTGGCTTTTGCACCTTGGGAATTGAACACAGCCGTTGCAATCTGCGCCGCCTGAATGTCTCCCCGGATATCACCTATTGGGCTGTGTTTATCAAATTCAGCCCAGAGCCTGAGTTCACTGGCAGACATAGTATCCCGAAGCTCTGATAGCGTGCGCCCCATGCGGAGCGCAAGCGACATCAGAAACCGCATGCCGGGCTGTGCTACTTTCCCTCAGCTTCCTTCGGGTCAGTGGTCAGATTAAGAGCCTGGCGCAGCAACCGAGCATGAACAGGGCCATACACCGCTTCAACATCGGCAAAATCATTTTTGCTGAATACCGGTTCACCATGTTCGTCAAACAAAACATCAATAAACAGTGTGACATCTGCGCGGAGATTGCGGTGCGCACGTTCTGACACGGACAACTCACCATCAGTATCACCAGGTTTAATCACGTCCTGCCAGTGCAACCATGCTTCTGCTGATGGTTCCCGAAGGACAACCTTCACACCATCCCATTCCGGAACAGTAACATCAGTATGACGAAATGCTGACGCTCTGGACAGTGCCAGTTCTTTAAGACTCTTAGCCATTTTTTATCCCTGATTAAAGAAGATGAGTTATGCCACCGTTACTGTGCAGGTTGATGAGGTAACTTTTCCGGCAGGCGTGGAGGCGTCAGTAACCTCACAAACATAATCACCGGCATCACCTGAGGCAGTGTTTGCCTTGTTGAACGTTGCAGTCGTCTGCCCACTAACTGCGCTACCGCCCTTCTTCCATACGTAGGAATAAGGTGTGGTTCCTCCCGCTGCCACTACCGTCAGTGATAAAGCTGATCCAGATGTTACGGATTTGGTATCAGGCAGATCGGTGGTAAGGCGCAGCGCGTTATCAATTTTCGTTGGCTTACCTTTCAGACGTAGCGAGAACGTTGCAGCCACTACGCTGTTTGTCCCTGAAGACCAAGTGTGCTGGCGAACTTCAGCCAGGAACTGGAAGCCGATCCCGGAAGGGAAAATGATTTTGAAGCCATAGGAGGTGTCATTGTCATATGCTTCACGCAGGGCATCCTGTGCAGGGTTAGAGTAAAAGTTACCCGACAGTGAGATTTCTGACTGAGCGCCCAGGCCGTTAATGTTTTCCTGTTCTGTAGAACACAGCGTTGTGACGTCGATATCCTGTTTCTGGCCACCAGTGAATTGCACCTCTTTAATGGTGCACTGCAAATCCAGATACGTTGCTGAACCGACCGTTTCTGGCGTTGCCGGGGCAGAAGTGATCTGAATCTTCGTGCCCTGTGATTTTTCATAAAGTGAGGACATAACTGTCTCCTGAAAATAGAAAACCTGCCGAAGCGGGTCTGTGAGTTAATGGATGTGTCAGGCGATTACCTGAAATTCCAGCGTTGACCGGTAATACCGGGACTCTGGTTCATAACTGGGTGTTTTGCTTATGTTGGTAGGATTAAGTGGTTTAACTGCCTGTAATGCCATATCCCGGATTATGCGTGCCTCGCTGATCGTCAAGGCATACACGTCAACCTGAACAGAAACGTTAGATTCCGCCTGTCCACACAGAACATCAGCGGTCACATCAGAAATAAGTGAAAAAATTACCCACGGTGGAGAAATTGAAGGCTGACCGTCACTACCCAGCGGAGCAACGTAAGGGTAAACCTGCCCACCTGCCAGCGGCGCCAGCATCGAGTAGAGATCGTCTTCCGTCATTTGCTTAATACCTCGTCAATCGCCTGGTTCATACGCCTGATCGCGACCTCCGTCGCCTGCTCCAGGCAAACATCGAACGCGGGGCGAACAAACGGATGAGGCGGCATATTTACAGACCCCATCTCAACAAACCGCCAGTAAAACGCATTTCGCGGATCGCTGGCTTTCATGGTGTTGTCGCTATTACCGGTTCGCATGTTGCGACCACGGATATGTACGCCGGAAGTAATTTCACCGCGGCGTCGTGAGCGCTGAGTCAAAACGACCACGTTTTTCTTCAGTTTTCCGGTTCTCTCAGGAGCGCGTGCGATCACTTCTTCCTTAAGCACTTCTGCCCCGGCGCGTGTGGAATCACGCAAAACCTTGTTATTTTCAGCGCGGCTAAGTAACTCCAGGTCTTTTGCTATATCATTCAACCCGGAAAAGTCGAGGCTCGTTTCAATCATTTTTCTGCCCCCTGCTTGCATAAAATTTCGAGCTGAACACCGCGAGAATCAGAAATCGGTGGGCCAATGATATTCAAAATGGCACCCTTGAACGGTCCAGTGATAACCCTGAGTCTGGACGCAGCAGTTATATCGTTACGAAATCGTGTCCAAACCCTGATAGTGGCTACAGCGGTTTCAGCACCGGCCGCTACAATTTCACGGCCACTGATGCCTTTGACTTCTGCCCATGTACTCGCACCGTCATGCCACGTTTCAACAGGCTGACCAGAAGGATCTCTGGATGTTGTGATGTTCTGAACTACCACCCTGTCTCTCAGTCTTCCGGCCTGCATAAAATCCTCCTACACACCGTAAATTCGGTATGGCTGAAGCAGGGCTTCAACTGCAAACGGGACATCTGTAGCGGTCTGACCGACGGCCACTGATTCTCTGTTGGCATACCAGTGACCTATCAGCAGTAACATGGCCGCCTTAACATCATCATTGAGGAGAATCTGGTCAGGATCTTCTGCGTAGCCTGGGCTGCTTTCATTTTCATAGAGCGTGCGGCGCGTCCATGTCTGGACATACCGGGCTGCCGCACCTGAGTAAATCTCCAGCAGAGCATCATCACCCGTAAAATCGGTATCAATGCGACAATGCTGTTTCACCACAACAAGCTCAAGCATCACTTTCTCGCCTTTTTGTCTGCTTTTGTCTCCGGCTGTTCCGGCTGTTCCGGCTGTTCCGGCTGTTCCGGCTGTTCCGGCTGCGCAGAATTATCGACCTCAATCAGATGTGCATATCCTTTATTAATCAGTTCGCGTCCGTGCTGCTCAATGGTTTCGAATACCGAGCCTTCGGTAACCACGTCGCCGTTTATGTACAGCGGCTTTTGTGCAATTATTTTCATAGCTCACTCCCATAAAAAAGCGGCCCGCAGGCCGCAGCAGGTTTTATGCGCCAGCAGGTGCCGGGACAGTGAAGGAACCATAGATGAATGCTTCCGGACGTTTGACTGCCAGTGCCAGACGCTCTTCACAACGAATTGAGATCATGTTTTTCTCAAAATCGTCGGCGTTTTCAGTGGAAATAACCACATTGGCATCCTCACGATCAAAAATCTGCGCACCAGCGTTAAATGCGCCTGTCAGGAACTTGCCCTTAAATGCCGCAGCTTCGGTCGCCACCACCGGAAGCCCCCACAATGTCGGGCCAGTCAGACCTGATGGATTGGCAAGGATATAACGCCCAAGCGTGTCTTTAGTGAGTTCGATTTTTGCCCAGTCGATAAAGTGCAGAACATGCCCTGACGCCGGGAAACGCGCCAGTTGCGCCTGCAGCATTGCCAGGCGCAGGTCATCAATGCCGTTTTGCTGTTCAACCCTGAATTCTGCACTGAAGGCCGAAGCCTGCGGAACGATACCGTGCAGATGAACGCCGGTACCGTCACCAAAAAGGATTTCCTGCTCTTCAACATATTTCAGGCCGTAGCGCATTTCGGCATCAACGGTGGACTGTAACTGTGCGAAGTCATCCAGAATCTGTTTTGACGCCTTGAACATATGCGCAATGGTGGTTACCGGGGTGATCTTCGTGGCGAACGCAATATCGCTGTACGGCTTGGTTGTGTTCTCCGCAACCACGGCGGCTTTGTTGGTAAAACCCGTCTGCTGAACCCAGAAGATTGCCGGAGATGATGTGCGACCAGGTGCAATCAGATCACGTATAAACAGGCGTTGTTTGGGGGTAGTATCAATACCCGGCAGGCGCTGAGGCTCTACCACGCCTTCAGCGACACCGGAGGAGATAAGTGCAGCGTTTACCGGGATGCTGACGCGTTTCCCTCCTTCCACGCTGGCGGAAAATGTTTTAAGAGCTTCCGCAGAAATGACCTGTTGGCCAACCGTCTCAACAATATGTTTTGCATTGGCCAGCGGCATCTGCGCAACATGCTGCTCAAGTTCCCCTATTGCCGCCTTCAGCGTTTTTTCAGCTTCACGCAGGGCGTTAAATTCAGACGCCATCTTGTCAACGGCTGCCTTTGTTTCTTCTGACAGTTTGCCGGACTTCTTCGCTTCTTTAAGTGCATCTTCAGCCCTGGCATTAAACTTATCCGTCGCTTCTTCAATGCTGGCGGTAACTTTTTTCAGAATTTCATTTACTTCAGACATAAAAGGTCCTTATTTGACTAACGCAGCGAGGGCGTTTTCAAGAGAATTGATGATTTCAGGTTTTATTTCTTCGGCAGCGCCCGGCGTGCCGTCATGGTTGGTGGCAGCGCCAGACATGCCACCGGACAGGGCTTTAATCAGTTTCCGGCGTTCAGAGCGCGGAGTGTTGGACTTTGCCAGCAACGCATCGAGCTTACGCAACGCTGCAGCAGGAGTTTCGTCACCGTCAATTACGGCATCAGCAGAAAGAAGGCTGTCGGCCAGACCTTTCTCCACGGCATCGCTACCGCCGATGTAGCTTTCGGCATCCATCAGTTTTTGCACTGTGGCCATATCAAGCCCGGAGCGTGCGGCGTAAATGTCAGCCATTGCGTTATCAAACGGTTCGAGAGAGGCAGATAATTCAGCAAAGTCATGCCGGTTACCCATTGCCACCACCCAGCAGTTGTGGATCATCAGGAAGGCCCCACGACCAATCTGAATATCATCCCCGGCCATCGCGATAACAGAGGCGGCGCTGGCGGCAATGCCCAGCACCTTGACCGTAACTTTCCCCTGGTATTCACGCAGTAGGTTGTAGATGGCCAGGCCTTCGAACATGTCACCGCCAGGGGAGTTGATATTGACCGTGACGTCGGCGCCATTCATCGCCCGTAGCGCACCGGCGATACGTTTGGCTGTTACGCCTTCACCCCAGTAGTCCTGCCCGATCACATCAAAAACAGAAATACTGTTGTCGTCAGTGGCCGCAGCTTTGATCCCGCCGTTCCAGCGGTCCAGTGCGGAAGGAAGGGTTTCACAGGTAACGCGCGCACAGGGGCGCCCCGCCGGTGCTACCGGAAGTTGTTTTTTGCTCATCAGGAAAGTGCTCCTAAGCGGCCTGTTTCAGCGGAGATTGTTCAAAGGAAATATCGGGGAATACGTGGTTATGCAGTTCTCTCAGGGCCAGAGCCTGAACAGCAGGATTGCTGCTTTCGAGATTTTTCAGTTGCGTCAGGTTGAGCTGAACGGTGTAAATGTCCCCCCCTTCAATCGGCGGCATATTTTCCAGACGGCGAACATCGTTTCGCGACATCCAGCCATTCTGAAGCGCGCTGGTATAGTAAGCCGCACGGCCAGCGCTGTCGGCGCGCAGCAGTCCTTCAACGGAGAACTCCGCGAACACGTCATCATCGCTATCGAGCAGGCACCGGCCAATTTCCTGTTCAATATTCACCAGCAGCGGTCGAAGAGTGTGCGTCAGGAACTGAAGGTTCATCCCTTCAAGACTGGATGCCCAGCTGCTTTGTTTAGTGGTATGACCGACCATGAAAGGAGGAACGCGAAACCAGCGGCAAATTTCCTCGATACTGAAGGAACGGCTTTCCAGCAATTGTGCCGCTTCCGGATTCATGGTGACATTCTGGTATGTGAGTTCATTTTCCAGCACCATCAGTTTCCCGGCATTTTTTGAACCGATAAAAGACTGAAGGTTTTGCCTCAGACGATCACGCTGCTCTTTGGTCAGCGCATTTTTTGAAGAAAGAAACCCTGTACTCTGAAGGCCATTTTCAAAGATTTTTGCCGCGGCTTCATCCACCGACATTGCCGCACCAAAGACATCGATGCCCGTCATCGCAGGCATCATGCCACATACACCATCCAGACCGAATCCACGGATATGCATAATCCGGTTTACAGGTATAATTCGCTGTTTTCCGTTCTCAGTATATGAGTACTGCAATTGCCCACTATCCAGTCGTTTTACTACCATGTTCTGTGGTAACAGCGGAACCAGCGATACCAGTTTTCTGCCGATAAACAGTTTTTCAACAAATGCATTTCCCCGCAGACAGATACTGGCGACCACCATCAGCATAAAACGTGACGGCGTCATTTCAGGATTGGGGCGCCGGCAAAGTACCTGGTAAGCAGGATTATCAGAAGCCAGTTTTCGGGAGCCATCAGCCTGACGTTCGTAGATTTTCAGCGGTAACGTGGAAACCGATTCACTCAACAACCTGACACAGGCCCATACAGCAGACAGGCGGATAATCTTATCAGCAGTCACAACTTTTCCACTGCTGCTGGTTCCGAACCACTCGCGCCAGAACTCGCCGTTAGTCAGGCTGACGGGGACGCCCAGCCAGTTTAAAAGGGCGCTTTTTATTCGCCCGGGGTGTTTATTATTCGCCATCAGATACCCACTATGATTGGATCATCAAAGAAACCATCAACATCGCCATCATCAGTGACATCCTCTTCTGATGCACCTATTGCCATAGCGGAAGCCACCACGCCATCAATACGTCCGGTACTTTTTTTCTTGGCAAAAATGCGGTTTTCTTTCTGATCGGCTTCGGTTACTGCGGAAGCTGCATTCCAGCGCAGGCAGGGATTAGTTTTAATAACGACTGCACCATCATCCAGCATCTGCTCAAATAGCTCGATAGAATGCGGCATCCACAGACCAGAATCTTTTGCCTTGTAGTAGCCCTGCCCATGCGGGATCAGCGGCACTGATACTGAGGCTTCGTCCAGTTCCGGCTCAAGGTATTTAATACGGTACTGATCGAAGGCAATGGCTTTGATGTCGAACTGCATTGCAAGATCTGCGATACGTTCAGCAACAAAACCATACTTCACGGCTTTACCTGGTGTGGTGTGGATGTATCCGTCCCGTTCCCATGCGTCATATGGAACCCGGTCTGTTTTCGCCCGGTCTGTCAGAGTGTCTTTTGGCGTCCAGAATTCCACCACCAGCTTTCTCTTTTTCGGAAAGAACAGCGCCAGTGCGGTGAGATCCCGGCTGCCTGAAAGATCCAGACCGCCATAGCATTCCTCGCCCCGCAGCTCCTGCAGGGAGAAGTCCTCTTCGCACCCCATCCACACATCGCTACTCATCCAGGGGTTATCGGCATCCACCCACTGACAGAAGTTTAACCGCCGAACAATGCTTTCCTTCGACGGCATCCCCCGAGCCTGAGTAACCTGCTCACGCAGGTAGCGATCGGTAAAAGTATGACCAAGAGAGGGGTTTGCTTTTTTCCAGCAGGACTCGTCCTTGAATGGGTCTTCTCCTTCGTCCAGGGAACAAATGAAAGAAAAGAAACTGTCATCCTCAATCGAGCCTTCGGCAACTTTACGCCCATACTCGTGATAGTCGTAGCAGACGCTGGTTTTGTCGTGGCCGCTGTTAGTGATCATGAAAATCAACGCCTGGCGACGACCTTTCGTCCCGGCGCGCATCATTTCCACGACCTGGTTGTTTTTGTGCTCGTGAATTTCGTCTATCAGAGCACAATGCGGGCGTGGACCTGACTGTCCGTCGTCCGAGCTGATAGGCCGGAAAAAAGAACCGGTCTGCAGAAAAGCCAGATTCCACTCTTTCCCGGCACCGCCTGATTTGTTAATCCGCTGTGCCAGTGCTGGCGACTGGTCAACCATCGCCACAGCATCGCGAAACAGTATCATGGCCTGGTCTTTTTTCGTGGCGGCCGCGTAGACTTCCGCGCGTGGCTCCTTGTCGGCGACAAGGCAGTAAAGAGCGATACCAGCTGCAAGCGGTGATTTACCTGACCCCTTACCGGATTCGACGTACACCATACGGAACCGGCGATAGCCGTCTGAGTTTTGCCAGCCAAATACAGACCCCACGATAAAGCACTGCCAGGGTAACAGATTGAACGGCTTGCCTTCGTGTTCGCCGCCGTTAAGTTTCAGCACTTTCGCGAAAAAGTCGATGGCACGCTGCGCTGTTTCCGTATCCCATACCAGACCGCGGGCATGGCAGGACTCCAGATCCTTCAGGTGACGCTTGCAGGAATTGCGGATATCAGGTCCGGCAATTTCCTTACCGGACGCCACATCCATCGCATAACGAGTGGTGGGGTCAACCGAAGAACTGGTTGAGCGGGTCTTCTTTCTCTTCTCCACCATCAACTTTCACCTTTGTTCTGGCGGCCGGAGTGAGGCCAAATTCGACCAGATAACTTTTAAACCGTCGATCGGCATCAGCCAGCATCGCAACAGCCGGGTTCGCCTTAATCAAAAATCCCCCTTCAGTCTGGACTGTATAAGTTCTCCCTTCGTCCGCGATCGTCAGACGAAGCTGAAGGATATCTGCATAGATATCGCAAAGACGCTCCAGCGCCAGTGAATCGGCAACTGTAAGAATACCCATGCCATCAAGTAAAACTGTGAGCCTGCCCCACGCAACTTTTCCCCAGTCGCTAAGATGTGCTGGCGGGCTGGGGATTTCTTTTGCAGGTTGGGGTTCTTTATCGTTGAGTTTACGTTTGCCCGGATTGCCGGTTACCACTTTCAGGTGGGTCGGTTTCGGGCGCCGTCCTGCCATCGGAACCTCCCGGAAAAAAACTTTTCATTTCGCGGTTGTGCAAACAGAGGAGGGCGGGCGGTCACGCAGGCACAAAGCTGTGAACTTTTAACCCGCCCTCCTCCTTCATAGCTGCCACACATATGAGAATTGTTATCGTCTGAACCAGTGCGATGCACGGTCAAGTGGAATACCGTTCTCGTCACAGCCCACGACGACACCGCGTTTCTCCATTCGTTGCTTCGTAGAGTCGTGGTGCTGCTTACACAACCCCTGCCAGTTCTTCCGGCTCCAGAATAGCTTTTGTGCCTTCGCTATCGCTTCGGCGTTTCCACTATTCAGCGCCTCTTTCAGTTTGTGCGGAATGATATGATCGACCACCGTTGCCGCCGTCACTCTTCCCTGCTCATGACACATGGCACACAACGGATGAGTACGAAGGAACAGGAGGCGCTCACGGTCCCATTTGCTGCCGTAGATACGGGGCGATTTGTTCATGCGATATCTGTCCAGGTGGCTATCAGTCATCATGTGGGTAAGTTACTACCAGGCTCTGCTGTAATGCTTACTTACGTAACCGTTCCAGCAAATCCTTCTCAAATATCCCGGTACTTTTACACTCCACCGGTTTCACCTTGTCGTTACCGTCGGCAGTATCCAGTCCGGCAGTGCCTGTCACCATTACCGAAACATTACTGCCTTCACCGGCACTCCAGACCTGCGCGACGATACGGTAATGCTCCTGGATATTTTGTGTCTGCGGTAACAGTGAACAATCCAGATACAACGAACTCAGTTCTGGGTCATCCCCTGTACCGGCGATAATCCCTGTGGTCTGGTCGTTCACACTGGCTGTGATGGCCTTCTCCCTGAAATACAGCGCCACGGCATTCAGCAACTCATCCGGTTTACGGTTACCGATGAATGAGGTTGATATCTGTTCGCTCATCCCTGGCTGCTGCCCGGTCTGGCTGCCCTGCTGTTGCTGCCCTCCCGTTTTAACCGGACCATACACAGTAATACAGCCGCCAAGACAGAGTGCGGCGGCGGTGGCTAATATACGGCGCATAGTCATTACCGATAATAAAGCGTTGTACAACCGGCGAGGGACACACATACCAGGGCCAGTACGAATAATTTTGCCTTCATTAATTTTCCTTGTTATCAGGTTTCATGGCGTGCTTTTAATGACGATTCTGAACATGTTTGTCTTCCGCCCGGAGATGCAGGTGTCCATCTCCGGGTCTTTTATTTCAGACATTGCGTCCGGATGTACTCCTGCAAATACTTCAGTTTTTCCTGGTCGCTGATGATTCCGGCGCGGATATTGAGAACGTTTTGTCCAGCACCTGGAGAGAGTTCGACGGTGGCAGCATTGCCCACGCGGCTGGTGCTGGCGGTTTCGGTCCGGGTGGGCACTGAACATCGCCCTTCGACGCGCACCCGGCCACCAGCAGCAAGGCGGCGCTGCAAATCAGTATTCCTGGTCTGAGCATCAGCTAACTCCTTCGTGTATTTAGCATCAAGGGCAGCAACGTCACGCTGGCGCTTAGTCATGTCGGTAATTGTCGCGTTCGCCAGTGTCAGGCTATGGCTGGCTGTATCGCGCTGCGATTTATACTGAATGGCGTTGTCGCGGTAATGCTCTGTTGTCCATGCAAGTACAGCAATCAGCAAAGTCACTGAGAGTTGCAACCAGTATTTTTTCAGCAATACAGGTAACAGATTCATACCAGCACCGATTTTGCTTTCTCAAAGCGCTCCCGCCGATCACCAATACCGTTCTGTCCTCCGTTGATTATCTGCGTAACGCGTACCAGGTCGCCGGAGTATTTCAGACACCCTCTAGTCACAAAAAACCACGCTGCGGAACGGGCGGCATGACGTTCCAGCTCAAGCTGTCCCGGATTCGCCACCAGATCCAGTTTCAGGGCAACGCCACATCTGGTGTAATTCTCCAGCCCGGTAATCTGGATAAGCCCACGCCCGCGATACTTCCAGCCATCTCCGGCGTCTTTGTTCCCCATGCGACCACCGTAAACCAGATTGGCTATTTGTGGCTGGTGGGCAACCTGGCGACCATCAATACGCCCCAGCATTTCGCACTGATAAGGCGTAAGGCGTTTACCAAACGTCTTTTTCAGCGCCTCCACCGAATAATTGAAGCTTTCCTTCAGAACAGTAAATCCTGCTGATTCATGTCCCGTTTGTGCAATAAACATGGCCTGATCCAGTGGCGCAGTAATACCGAATTCGCTCATTGCCGCATCAATGTGCGAAAACCAGCGCGCAGAAAGCCCGGCGCTGATACCAGCCGCCTGCTGAAATTGTTGTTGATCCATCAGTGCCTCAGTGCATCGACCAGACGCGCCACATTACCGCGAGCCCACAGCACAGCGGCGCAGATAAGGATATTCACCATCACCACCAGCCAGTGGGATGATTCATATAAACCAAAAACAAACCGGAAAGGGACGCTGGCATATACCAGCACCATGACATAGGCCAGTAACGAAATCAGGGGGCGGTGTATCGCATCACCGCGTCGGTAAAACATCAGAACGATGACTATTACCCCACAAATTACGGCATTCAGAACTGCAGAAGGGTCATTTGCTACCATTTGCTCCCCCTCCCCTGATACGAGAAAGAATACTGAACAGGCTGTTCAGATCCTGACTGTTAAGAAAAGTGAGAAACTTTATACACATTGCAGAAATAATCACTGCGCCAAGAGCATCCAGTGGCTTTTCATAATGCGTTATTGCCGCAAGCTTAGTACCTATCAGCCCAGCGCCAAGCACTCCCACAATAAATGATGTAATAAAATAAGCGACCAGCCTGATGCGTCCGATGTTGGTTGCCGTGGCGACATAAAACACCGCGCCGGCAAAAGCACCGAATACCACACCATAATCGGTTCCGGTTGCCAGACCGAATACACTGGCCCCCATTAATCCACCAGCCAACACTGTCGCACTGGATACAGGTTCGGACATTCATCCCCCTCTGGTTGTGTGGGTCCTCTCAGTTATGAGGGGAAATAAAAAAGGCTGCCTGATGGCAGCCCTGATATGGTTGAAATCATTTAAACTGGCGGCTGTAACGGCCCAGACAGTACTTCTGCTTCACCGTTATGGCAGATATCATCACCCCTTGTCAGATGCCAGACACCGACAATAAGCTGTCCTGATTCCAGATCGTCAACTGTGTCATTCGTATAGTATGCCACCTGAGCAACACCGTTATGCTGAATCCAGTAATACCCTTCTTTCATTCACACCTCCGCAAGACTAAGCAAATAGTATAAGGCGAAGCAGAAAATGCCGCGGTGCAAGAAACCACAACTCAAATCCTGTTGTACAGGCTGCTCTTTCCAGTCATAGCCTCACCACCGATAGCTCAGATGGCGCAGTGTGTGATGAAAAGGGTCAGGCTTCACGGGCTGGATTTATCAACAAAACACGTAGCGGATGGTGCCCGGTGCCTGAAAAAGAAAAAGGCCACCGAAGCGACCTAATGAAATTGGTAATGTGGATACTGCCAAGTTAAATCCGTTAAAGCCTATTAAGAGATTCAGCCTGTATTTCTTGAAGTACCGCTGCCGGCGAATCAGCCTGTACGATTCCCGAGAAGACACAATCTGGATCATTAATCATGTGCCTGGACTTCGCTCTCTTTGCCTCATTCCGGTCCGAAAACTCCTCGGAAACATTTAAATGCTTACCCGATGACATCCCTTTCGGCTTGTATTGAAAAACGTAATAGAACCCCATATCGCCCCCCTGTGATTTGACACCAAGGGAATATACCACCAAAAAAACAAAAACCCCGCCGGAACGAGGTTTGTTATGATTTCGTTAACGGTAGACATACAAAGCCCATCGTTAGGAAAATCCTAACCATATTTTTTGAAATATGCAAGCATTATGTCGCCATCTTCGTTGAAAATCTTTCATCTTGTCACCTTTCTTAATTGCGCTTCTGCATATGCTTCTTCCTGCCAGCATTTTGTAACCAGTTTATCAATGACGTCTGCATATCCTTTGTACCACTGATAATCCGTCAGATCCGGTACCAGTTTCTGGACATGGTGCCGCGCCAGTGTGGTTGGTAAACGACTAAACCGGTTTCCATTGCAACGCCCACAAATCTTATAAACAGGCGCGCCATGAAGCCGGGTTCTTTTTTCATCCAAGACAATACCTTTACCCTTACACCCTCTGCACACCGTGCTGACTTCTCCCTTACCATGACAATGCTGACATAGTTCCTTCTCCCACTCCTCTTTGATGACGGGTTCACCATTTCTGGAGTGTTTCACCACTTCACGTAATACATGATGAAATCCCGTACCAGCACAATGCTCACAGCGAGCCTTGCTTGCAGCAGATCTGGAATAATCAGCAAATGCAAAATTCACGAGGTAAGGAACAATCTGTAACCGAGTTTCTTCACTCAATTTATTCAGTGTCGGGTTATCCAGTGCCATCGCGTAATTGAGCAGACCTTCAATCGCAAACTGAGGATCCTGAACACCAACTTTTGCCAGGAATAAGGCAAAACCCAGTGGTGCTTTCGACTGCACCATCCCCTGCGCCGCCATTACATCCGTAATCGTCAAAGATTCGGAGGCTGTCGCCGGAGCGTCATCGCTCAATTTTGGAGATTTTGGTGAGTAATATTTTGGTAAGGCTTCAAGGTTCATGCGTGTTCTCCATTTACGCCAGCACGCCAATTGCCAGTGCGCGATCGATAAAACGAAATATCAACTCCAGTTGAGAGCCGTATTTCTCTTCGAATGCCACGGTGTCCGCATGTAACTCATTGTGATGCGTTCTGCACAACGGCAGCACAAAGAGGTCATGCGCCTTTGTTCCCATCCCTCCCTGACCGTGGCCTATCAGGTGGTGCGGATCATCCGCCTGCTCCCCGCAGCAGGCGCACGGCTGGGATTTAACCCAGCGGGTATATCTCTCATTGACCCATCGACGGCGTTTCGGACGTAACATGAAGCTTTCCGGCGATTCCGGATCAACCCTGAGCGCCAGCAGCTTTTTCGCCTTATCCTGTACAATGCTGGTGGCCGGCACCGAGGGAACAATTTCACTTTCACGGGTAGCTGACTGGACAATTGCCTTCGGCATCCTTAATGCTTTTCTCGCAGCGCTCTCCGGTAAGACTTCTGCCAGGTCATTGCGTACCATCCACCAGCACAGTTCCGGGAGAGTAACTGCGTGCATATCGTCAAAACCCAGATCACGACAAACAACCGATAAAACCCATTTTGTCGTGTTCTCCACAGCTATTGATTTCAGCCGTTCGGTAAACTGTTCGCGCAGCAGGTTATCGCAGTGCCAGCACAGTCGGATTGCCCCCGGGGCGTGGCGCATGGTTGTCATCTGTTCGCTGTGCCAGTCTGAATGCGGCCACTGACAGCCATTCCCCCGGAGTAGCCAGCTTTCCAGACTATCCAGACCACCAGCACGATAAATAACCGACTCATTACGGAACACATCACTAACAGCAGGATCATCCGCCAGCGGCTGTGATACCGCCGGGACCGCGCCGCTGGCGAAAGATGAAAATTGCTCCGGCTCTGGTTCAAGCAGAACACGCCCCTGCATAAACAGGGGCATCAGTTCCGATCCCGGCCTGAACAATACAACGCCCATACGAGGAGCAATTTCAGGGGTCAGTAACGCTCTCACGATCACCTCAATGAACGGTATCGAGCAGCTTCAGCAGCTCAGGGAATTTGGACTCGAAGAAATGCGGCTGCGTCTCGCGAGGGTTTGCCGGGCTGGTGATGTTTTTGCCGAACATGCAGCCTTTCGCCGTCAGCGACCAGAATTTTTTAATGCCGTTAATCGCGGAGCGGCTGTAACGTTCACGATGTTCAACAACACCCAGCTTTGCTAACTGCTGATACGCCTGATTAGCCGTCATCCGGATACCATGCTGTTTTAACAGCGCGCTCAGTGCCAGTGTCGGGCGGCTTGAACCATCCAACGCGCCAGCCGGAGCATCAATGGCATATTGTGGCGCCAGGTTAGGTAGTCCCACAGCCTCCTGGAGTTTCTGACACGCGCCCAGTACCGATGAATTGGACAGGTTTAACTCTTTGCGCATAAAACCCAGCAGAATCACCCCCGCCTGCATCTTATCGGCAGCCATACCAGAAGATGTTTGTGGCGCACTGGTAATCCGATCGAACGTGCGGATCACCTTAAGATGGAAAGACGGGCTGATCCACATTGCATAAGCAAACACCAGTTCTTTGCATACGTATGTACCTTGTTCAGCACCACCGCGAACAGTATTTACTGGAGCACGTACCAAACTTCGGGTATCACTACCGCCCTGAAAAAAGCTAACTGATTGATTTTGTTCCGAGGGTGGAAATCCGCCCTCGGTGAAAAGTTGCTCAATCAGCTCACGGGTTTGCTTATTATCAAGCCAGTATTTCGGACGATATTTCTGCTCTCCACCAGCAGCACGGTGCAAATCGTTAAGACAATAGCGCCCATGAACGTCGCGGCGAACTTCAATACCATCAATAATCATTAAATTATTCATGCTTCTTTCTCCATTTTCAGGCGGCTGCACCCGCCCCTGTTTCAAATTTCGTGATCGTGATTTCTACCTTCCCCTTCGGGAAAACTGGTCCCCACTCCACCAGCATTCTCTTTACCTGGCTGTCGTCCTCCCAGACTCCTGCATGAGTCAGTGCGTCGAACAGCGCTTTGTTGTAATTGTCCAAATCCCTGATCCGCTTATCTGGCGGATACAGGATGATTTCTACCGCTGCATGGGTTGATGTCGGTTTCGGCAGTCGGCGAAGTCGCTCAATGATGGCGGCACACGTTGCGCTCCGGAATTTGCGTCCCGCCACACTTATCAGGCTCTTTCCGGCAAACGGCCCTTTGTTAGGATGACGCCAGTAAGTTTTTACGCTCGGCGGAAATGGCAGGATCAGCTTCATGCCGCCATCTTCCCGACCAGGCGTTTCGCTTCGCGGCGGATCTGCACCAGAAACGCTTCGCCACCAGCTTCAAGCTCATCACGCCCGATATAGCTGATCGCTGGCCCTTTCCAGGTTTTATCGAATACAGCGATCGCCCCCGCAAAGAAAGCGCCGGTAGGCACCTGTTTTTCATCTTTCGGGATAAACCATGCCGGCAGTTCGAAACCAATTCGGCCACGAATAAACGCGATATGGTCTGCATCTTCCGGCCACCATACTTCGCTGGTGGCAGCTTTGATCAGGAAAACATAGCGCCCGCCCTTATCCCGTATAGCGCTGGTATGCCTCATGATGTATCGCATACCTGTGATGTATTGCCCTTCATGCTGGCTGGCGCGACTGTAAGGAGGATTACCAAAAGCGGCCCCGTTGAGTTCAGCCAGACGATCCGCCCAGTCATGCGCCAGCGCGTTATCTTCCGCAGTGTAATAGTCCTCACATTTGGCGTTTTCATCGTCCGAGAAAAGATCGAGAACAAACGGACCAAACATGGCATTTATGCCCCAGTAAATGTTGTCCGGCGTGCGCCACTGATCGCCGACTTCTTTCAGTTCGTGTGCTGATTTGCTGCGCAGTTCTGCCAGCGCCTGGCAATATTTATTGCTCATTAAGACCCCACATAATTCCCTGACAGATACCACTCACTACCTGATGCAACAGATTTTCTGCTCTTCCGCAAACACCGTTCACGGCGCGCCAGAAAGGCGCTACGTTCCGACGGGATATGACTCTCCCGGAATGCCTCCATCCATACCGTAGCTGCACGACGGAACAACCCTCCCGACTCCAGTGTTTCTGCCTGACGTATCAGATGCATAATCACCTGCGGGTCGTTGGTTCCGACATAACAGCTCCGCACAGGTTTAGTCCCGATATCTGGCTCCTGATCCGGCTGTATGTCTGTCTCAAGAGCAAAATGCCTGCGAGTTTTACCTTCAAAGCGATGAGCAACACGCCCGCACTGGCGTAACTTACTTGCCGACTGCAGGACGCTTTTACGCTGGAAATCTGCAAAAGCATTCGCTATATCGCTGGAAGTACATCCCGGATGGGATTCAATGAATTTCTGAACGTCTCCCATAAGACTCATATCACCCCCTGAACCCTGTCGGGATCTGGCTGTAATCCACATTCCCATAGCTGGATTTGAACATTGGATCTTCACGGTTTTCGAAACGTCCGCCTATGGGCGCGGACAAACGCAATGACAATTCATCCCACTTTTCCCGGAGCTTTGAGGGGCTGAGAATGTTACGGCACCAGAACGGATCACGGCTGACCCGGCTGTACATTTCGCAGATCTGTTTGTGGGTACGCCCGTCCTGAGCACACATCAGGCGAATTTCATTTGCCCAGACGGTCCAGTTAGGTTCCTTCGGACGAACCAGCTCGCCGTCACTCTCCGCGGCCTGTTCGTACAGGGCGATGATTTTTTTCCAGATCCACTGAGCACAGGTCAAATCGTCCTGCGTTCCCCACTGGCGCTTTTTAGGGCTCAACACAGCGGCATCCGGATGACGGGTTAAAAACTCCTGGTCTGTCATCTGCTGGTTCGGTTGCGAAGCGTCCGGACAAGAAGGGGGTTTATTAACTTGTGGATCTTGTTTTGATTTTACTGACGGATCCCCGCCAGATTCTGACGGGTCAAAACCGCCGTTTTTGCCAGATTTCGACGGGTCAGATTTTGATGGGTCAGATTTTGACGGGTCAGATTTTGATGCGTCAGATTCTGATGGGTCAGATTTTGACTGGTCAGGATCTGACAGGTGAGCAAATGCAGCCGCCTGCAGCTTTGCCACATTTAGCTGATAAACATTGGAGGCATTACGGTTTCCCTGACGTCTGGCTTTACGTGATAACCAGCCGTCAGCTTCCAGTTTTGCTATCGCCGTTCTGACTGTGCTTACCCCGGCCCCAAGCTGACGAGAAATTGTCTCAATGGATGGCCAGCAGACCCCTTCGTCATTGCTGAAATCAGCCAGGCGAGCCATGATAGCCACACTGGATAATTTCATTCCCGAAGCTGCACAGGCATCCCACACATAGCCTGTTAATTTAGTGCTCATGCAGCACCTCCGAGATGCTTCATGTTTTTGCCGGAACGAAAGGCAATAAGAGGCATGTTGACGCGGTAATTACGCCCAAGAGGCTCACAGACAACCTTCTGACATTCGCGATCGACCAGGCTAATACGCAGAACGTACCCTTCTGGTGTGCTGTACCACTGTCCTGGACGAGGGCAATGAAAACGTTGGCTGGTGAACCGTTTAAAAATATTCCGGATCATTTGCGCCCCCTTACCTCTGAACGGTTCAGTGTCATATTGATAAGGCTCGCAAGCGCCGCAGCGTCATTGATGCGGTCGTACAGGCTTACGGCCAGCGGAGATTCCGCTTTTTCCAGCATGGGATAAAGCTGCTGTAACCAGACCTGATGAATGGATGAAATGTAGGAATAGAGAACGCTGGCATTATGTGCTGCATCGCTCAGCACCGACGGCTTTGAAAGCTGTTTCTCCATCTGGTTAAAGGCATTGATGTATGCCTCTTTAAACTGAGCAGCACGTTTACCAGTGAAACCCATTGCCAGGAACGCAAAACCATCGCGGGTGATGTTGTAACAGGGAAGTTTGCGGCCTGTAGCGTCGGTATATTCACTCTCCTTAAAATTAAGGGCAGCAAATTTAGACGAGCATTCGAGATTCTTTATCTTCTGAATAACGTTGTCGTGACGCTTGATGAAGTAGTCGGCAACAGCCTGGGAGGAAGTAACGGCTTGGCCGTTAATAATTCTAATTTCAGGTTGAGCGAGGGTTGGGAGAGTAGTCATGGTGACAGCCCCTATGTTGAATTCAAAGAACTCACCACATGGGACGCCAATCACAGAGGTGGTGAGACGTACAGGGTTGGCGTAACCGGTCAACATAGAACCCGGCGCATCTTGCGATGCCCCTGCACGCCCCACCATAATTTGGGCGTAGCAATGCTCATGACACGAAAAAACCGCATGAGCGCGGTTATGCTCTATATTGAATTCCAGGACGCCAATCCCGGCACCCGCTTTATAAGGTGCCTGAACAGTGTAACGTCCCGGAATTGCAGAATCAATGTGTTCCTGGCGCTTCACACTCAACAAAATCACGCCTGAATTTCCACAAAGGGCTAAAACACTCATGCGGATAGCCCTTGCGCAGATAGATAACGCGCTCAGTTTCTGGTTCCCAGCGAATGACATGGACATAAAGTCCCCTTCCATCACGAAACCAGCGGTTAAGTTCCTGCACGAGTTATCCCCCACGGTCAGGCTGTGTTCCCTGTGGTTACGCACGACCAGGCTATTTGGTAATCTGCATTCATGACGCAACGGCCGGTACTCATACATCCCCGGTTGTTGCGACAAACGGTTATTTACCGTTAAACTGTTCATGCGTTGGTTTTCTCCATAAAATTTGACGCCACGGCGCCCGGAGCTGCACACTCGCGGGCGTCACCCTTTTCTGGCGCGCAAAAAACCCTGTATACCAGTGTCGAATGCTGTTGCAGCTTTGCTATCGCCTGATACAACTCCTCATCAATCACGGCTTTTTCATGTGGCTCAATAACGCCATCTTCGATAGCCACCCTGATTTGCTGGGAATAACTGGTGATCTGCTCAATCGCTTCCAGCAGGCGCTGATTAATATCTGCGTTATCCACTTCTTCCATATCTGCCAGCGGAACAAAAACGCCACCTGATGCCCTAGCTACTGAATGTGCCAGGTGATAGGTTCCTCCGGCACGTTGCAGTACCAGCGCCCACCCAATCGGGAAGATCTGATCACCACCAGTACGCAGGCGGTTAAACAGAGCATCTTTGGTGACATCCAGCCATTCCGCAGCTTCTTCATAACCGCCATGCAGACTGGAAATCGTCTTTTTAATCGCAGCCACCAGCCAGCGGGGCTGCTTTTCAACTTTCCATTCAGGTTCATGTCCCACGGATCTACTCCTTCTGCTGTGGTGGCGGTCAAATCGCCGAATCACTAAGCTGATATCTGTTTGGATACAAAATTTGCATCTCGCTAATTTCTCCGGCGTAAAATTGAGCCAGGCGCTCAGCAAGCTCTGTTGAAGGAGCCTGCTCGCATCTTTCAACCCGGCTTAATGTTGCGGGATCAACCTGAACCCCTTTAGCGACGTGCTGTAACGTATAACCATGCGATTTCCGCAATTTTCTCAATGGTGATTGCATAAAACCTCCTTCTTTTGCGTATGTCGCATGTTATTTCATACAGCAAACTTGCGCAAGTTGATTTGCACAATGCGCAAAAAATTAATGTAATGAACGCATGAATATAGGAAACCGTGTCAGACAACTTCGCCGCGCGAAGAACATGAAAATTGCTGAGCTAGCAGAAGCCATCGGCGTGGATGCCGCAAACATCTCTCGTCTGGAGACTGGCAAGCAAAAGCAATTTACCGAACAAACACTTTCTAGGCTGGCTGACTGCTTAGGTGTTGATATAGCAGAACTCTTTACCTCAGACCCAAAAGGTAATACTGTATGTAAACACAGTGATATGAGGAAGGATTCAGCTAACGTGAAGGATTTGTTCCGTATCGAGATACTGGATGTCAGTGCAAGCGCCGGTAATGGACTCATTCAGGGCGGTGATGTTATCGATGTAATCCATGCTATCGAATATAACAAGGACAAAGCATTAGCTATGTTTGGCGGGCGCCCTGCCGCTGAGCTTAAAGTGATTAACGTGCGCGGTGACAGCATGGCGCCAACAATTGAACCGGGAGATCTTATTTTTGTCGATATAAGCATCAACCAGTTCGATGGTGATGGCATCTATGTCTTTGGATTTGATGATAAAATATACGTAAAAAGGCTGCAGATGATCCCCGATAAATTATTGGTGATATCTGATAACACTAACTACAGGGAATGGAGTATTACCAAAGACAACGAGTGCAGATTCGGCGTTTTTGGCAAGGTTCTGATAAGCCAGACGCAGTCACTCAAACGACACAATTAATAGAAAGCGTCGACAAGGCCACCATTATGGTGGCTTTTTTTTTGACTCAAAATTGCATATATCGCAATTTTATACTTGCGCAATGTGCAATTTAAATGTAATTTGCACTCATAGAGCAGCGAACAGGCAGGACGCCCACGAAGTAGCCGCCGGTGGCGTATGAATAACCGGATGATTCGCGAATGATTTAACTAAGGTATGGATATGCAACAAGAAAGATGGGTGATTGAAATTTCTGATGGGCGCTACGCGTTCACCAAAGAAATTAACGGGAGCATTGATGAAAGTTACGCCCCCGTATGCAAGGCGAAAGCTGCAGTGTTCGCATCAGCGATTATTCAAGGTTTTCAACCACCACGTGACCTTCGGAGTTGCGATAAACAAGCTGGTTGAATTCTACCTGGATTAGATTTTCCCCTCGTTGTTTAAGGCGATAGAAATCTAACCCACTGAATGAAATTTTAGTGTCGCGCGGGTAGTGCTTTAGACGGTCAAGCAACTCACCCACAGTAATAAGCTGTTCATCAAGCATAAAAATATCCTCAAGTTATAGAGACTTAAAGGATACCACCGAGCCTGAAGTGGTGAAAAGACAGGCACACAACGATGAGGGCATTGACGAGCAAGGCATAAGTGCTGGTTCGATTCCAGACAGACCTCTTTAGCGAGGTGGGTTGGGCAGAGAAAAGGTCCGTTCAATTCGGACACCGGTAATGCTCTCATCGTTGTGGTGAATGCGGCTCAGCGCACGCGGGTAAGGTTGAAGCTGACAGTCGATCCTCTGTAGTTAAGCACCCGTCTGGCGTGCAACCTTCGCCAGATACCGGGAGGCACCCGGCACCACAACGTTATTGCTGTGTGAAGTCTTGTCGGCGTCCGGCTCTTCCAACAACAGGAGGAAGGCGACAGTGTTCTGCCGTGACGCCGACCTTTTTACACAACAGAAAAGTGCATCTCCGCGCGACGGGCTCATTACCCCATCCACCCGGAAAGCTGTTACAGCAGGTGCTCTTTTCTGTTTTGTGGAGAAACCAACTGGCGGTGGCAACCGCCATCTTGAGGGGTTAACGATGAATGATGACCGCATGACCGTAGTGCCCGACTTTCTGGGCGAACTGGATGCCGGCGTGTTCATGAACAAAATCGCGGCAGCGCTGAATACTGTCGGATTAGGCGTTCTGAATAACGGCAATAAAGGCAAGGTAGTCCTCACCTTTGATTTTGAGCGCATGGGAAATTCAGTCGAAGAGAAGCGCGTCAAAATTAAACACAAGCTGCAGTACAGCACTCCGACGCCGCGCGGTAAAGCGTCAGAAGAGGACACAACAGAAACCCCAATGTGGGTAAACAAGGGCGGAAAGCTCACCATACTGCAGGAAGATCAGGGTCAACTGTTCAGTATTAAAGGCACTACTGACGGAAAGCTTAAAGCGGCTCAGTGAACCGCAGCTAACCAATTCACTGCCACCACTTCGATCATTAGTTAATAAGGAATTTTTATGTCTCAGTTAGACAGCGGCACTTTTCAGCAGGTAAAAGACCTGGTTCTTTCTGGCTATCACCTGAACGATATTCAGGGGCTGGCTTGCCCGACAGCATTATTGCCTGCCGGGACAGGTGTTGAAAGCCTCGAACGCTTTGCTCTGGAGCGTTTCCGCTTCCGCGGCGCCATGACTACCACCAGCATTGAAGACTTTGTTCGTTATTCAAAGGGCTATGCCAGTGCAACCGAAAAAGCACGCTGCTTTATTGATGCTGACCATATGACAGCTCGCTCAGTTTTCAATATTGGTACGCTGGATAACCCCGGTCATGCAGACAACGTTGCTTCTATCACGCTGAAACAGACTGCACCATTCCGCGCTCTGCTCCAGATCAACGGGGAACGCCTGAAACAAAAACAGATCGCCGAATGGCTTGAAGACTGGAGCGATTATCTCCTGGCGTTCGATTCTGACGGTAACACAATGCAGATTTCACAGGCTGCCCAGGCTGTTCGCCGCATTACGATCCAACAGGCAACCCAGCAGGATCATGAAGATGGCGATTTCAGCGGTAAGAAATCCCTTATGCAAAGCATTGAGGCCAGCAGCAAAGACGTTATGCCGGTGGCTTTTGAGTTCAAATGTGTTCCATATGAGGGTCTCGGAGAACGTGAGTTCAGCCTCCGCAACAGCCTGCTGACCGGTGATGAACCTCGCTTTGTTCTGCGTATCGTACAACTGGAAGCGCAGGAAGAAGCGATCGCCAATGAATTCCGCGACCTGCTTATCAGCAAATTCGACGGTGAATCAGTAGAAACGTTCATCGGTAACTTTAAAGCGTAATTGCTCTGCATTAAATCCCCGGCGCCGCGGGGATTTATTGAAGTGTAATTCTGTTAATTATCGCCACCCGGCGAGGGATTCGCACAACCAAAATTCACGCGGTGCAGCGCGAAATAAATTATAAGGAGAACCAACGATGAGTTTTATTCAAACACTTTCAGGTAAACAATTTGATTATCTCAGCGCAACTATTGACGACATTGATATTGAAGATATCGCCGTGGCGCTTTCCAATATTTGCCGCTTCTCCGGACATCTCCCTGAATTTTATAGCGTGGCGCAGCATTCCGTACTGTGCAGCCAGCTTGTATCACCGGAGTTTGCCTTTGAAGCCCTGATGCACGACGCAGCTGAAGCGTATTGCCAGGATATCCCTGCCCCATTAAAAGCGTTACTGCCTGATTATCGCGAGATTGAGAAACGTACCGATCAACTGATCCGCTTTAAGTTTGGCTTGCCACTGGAAGAAGCCAGCGTAGTGAAGTATGCAGATCTGACCATGCTGGCAACTGAACGCCGCGATCTGGATATTGATGACAGTATTCCCTGGGTAATACTGGAAGGTATCCCCCCGACAGATTTATTCGAAATCTACCCACTTCGCCCCGGTCAGGCTTTCGGCCTGTTTATGGCCCGCTTTAATGAACTGATGGAGCTACGCCAATGTGCTGCATAAAAGATAAAGAGTCTGTAGTGAAGGCAATCAGATCAAGACGTTTGTGGGAGCGCGTTGAAGGCGGTGCAGCATGACAGTCCATACATTGAAGCAATGCCGCCCGGACTAGGAAGAAACTGAGTATTTCTGGAAGCTGTTTCATGCGGCACAACGTAATGATGCTCGCTGGCACGGTAGTGAAATCAGCATTATCGCCGATGAGCTATCCCGGACGGATTTAGATCGTAACCAAAAACTGTTCCTTCTCCGCTCCTGGCAAGTACTGGTAGACAACAAAGGTGGATTCGGGCGCTTTATGGGTGCCTTTGATACTTACGTCTACAACATGCAAGACCCGGATGATGACTGCGTAGCGTGGAAACCTGAACTGACCCAAATACTGAACGACGGCAATTGTTTCGACGTACTGCTTGATGCGTACCAGGAAGCCCAGCAGCGCATAGTAGAACTGGAGGCGAAGCTTGAAACTGCCGACAGGTTGCAGGATGGCGCATTCCGTGACGGCCTGAAGGCCGGGTTCAGCTATGGGCAGACAGATGATCAGTCTGGATATGAGCAATGCCTGAAGTCGTATAGCTCAAGAGGTAAAGATAATGGCTAATTCCTTACTGGAAACCTGTAACAACTGGCAGATTCGGCGTGCTGAGTTATTGGCTCACAACCCTGACATAGCGATGACTATTGACCAACTGGATTCTCTCATTGAGCGCACAGTGCGATCGGCTATTGAGATTGCACATCGCGTCGATTGGGATTTTCGTGAAGCGGAGCGTGTAGCTAAAGAAGTTGCCGCCGCTGGCATCAAGGTTAAGGGGGAGTGATGTCACAGCAAACAATTTTGGACGTGTGTTGCGGCTCCCGTATGTTCTGGTTCAACAAACTCGATACCCGCGCAGTGTTCGCAGATATTCGGGCAGAAGAGCACACGCTGTGCGACGGTCGCCGCCTGGTTATCAGTCCAGACCTCATTGCCGACTTCCGCGCGTTGCCGTTCGCTGATGCGTCGTTTCCTGTCGTGGTATTTGATCCACCACACCTGGAGCGTGTGGGCCAGTCTGCTTGGATGGGTAAAAAATACGGGCGCCTGAATAAAAAAACGTGGCGTTCTGACCTCCGCGCCGGATTCAAAGAGGCGTTTCGGGTGCTGCGGCCACACGGCGTACTCATATTTAAATGGAACGAAACGCAGATTCCGGTAAGCCAGATTTTGGCGCTGACGGACGTAAAACCAATTATTGGCCAGCGAACCGGGAAGAACGACAAAACCCACTGGATTATTTTTGTGAAGGGCTAACCCATGACCACTATCACCAATAACGAACTAACAGACGACGTTTTGGAATATGTCCTGGCGGTTGTTGAGGATCGCTACGAGAACCGAAAATCTAATGCAGGAGAAGACGACAGGATTATTTTGGCCCTGCGCGAACTACAGAAACGCCGCAAGGCTTCCAAAGAGCCTGTGCGATACCTGAATAAATTTTCCGGTGTGTGCGTGACGTTAGAGCAACAGCCAAACGCTGCAGATGATGTTGCCGTGTATATGCCGTTATATGCTGCCCCGCCAGTGCAGGAAACAGGCATTTACAAGGATATGCTCAATATCATCAGCCTGCTGGAAAAAAACGAATGGGCTGAACACTGCACGAGTACAGTTTTAGGTTCACTCCTGGAGTCAGAAATAACGCGTTTGGTTAGTAAAGAGCAGCCAACGCCGGTAGTGCCAGAGTCCATCAGCGTTCGGCAGGCCATTTCTGCTCTTGAGAGCGCAGATTCTGTAACGACTATTGGCCAGGCGTACAAAATGGGATGGAACGCCTGTCGTGCTGCCATGCTTCAGGGTGGCCAACCTGTAAGTAATCGTGATGAGTTGCAGGTAATCGGCTGGTTGCGTAGTGATTACAACAGCGACGACAAACGCGACCCTAACGCTCCGTTGTTTATGCTGGGTAGCAATGACCCGTCAGATGCCTGGGGAGTTAAGTACATCCCGCTTTCTGGCAACTCTCCGGTAATTCCGGGTGTTTATCTGGCTGATATTAATACCGACCACCAGCACTGATATTTGAGGTTAAAACCCGGGTGCAGCCGGGCTTTGTGGAGAAAAATAAATGTCACGAATGATCCCCTTACTCGACTGGGCCAATGAGGAGTTCGGAGCGCAAGCACCAAGTGAGCGTATCCTTAAGAAATACGCTAAAGGCAAAATGATGATACCTCCAGCTGTTAAAGTAGGTCGTTACTGGATGGTAGACCGTAATGCTCGATTTGTTGGTACGCTTGCCGAACCGAAAATTCCGGCAAACGCCAGTCCAAGATTACAACGGATTATTGCAGATGGCTGCTAGACCACGTTCTCACAAAATTTCAATTCCGAATCTATACTGCAAGCTTGATAAGCGGACGGGCAAGATTTATTGGCAATATAAACATCCTGTTTCCGGACGCTTTCACAGTTTGGGTACTGATGAAGTGGAAGCTAAAAAGGTTGCATCCGAAGCGAACACGATCATTGCAGAACAAAGAACTAGGCAGGTTCTTAGTGTTAACGACCGTCTTGCCAGAATGAAAAGCAGAAGAACGGACATTACTGTCACTGAGTGGATTGATAAGTATATTGAAATTCAGGACGAACGGTTAAAACACCGTGAACTCAGACCTAATTCTTATCGACAGAAAGCAAAACCAGTCAGGTTATTTCGCGAACATTGCGGTATGCAATATTTGAAAGATATTTCCGCATTGGATATCTCTGAGATAACGGATGCAGTTAAGGCTGAAGGCCATAATCGTATGGCGCAAGTTGTTCGCATGGTTTTGATTGATGTATTCAAAGAAGCGCAACATAACGGTCATGTCCCTCCAGGCTATAACCCTGCCCTGGCGACCAAGCAGCCGAGAAACAGAGTCACTCGTCAGCGTCTTTCTCTGGAAGAGTGGAAAACTATTTATGAAGCTGCCGAAAAGCAAGAACCATACCTCCAGTGTGGAATGTTGCTCGCGATAATAACAGGTCAGCGTTTGGGCGATATCTGTAACATGAAGTTTAAAGACATATGGGACGATATGCTCCATGTCGAACAGGAAAAAACAGGATCGCGTTTAGCCATACCATTGGACTTGAAATGTGAAGCCCTGGGTTTAACTCTTCGGGACGTTGTATCTAAATGCCGGGATGCAGTCATCAGTAAATATCTTGTGCATTTCAGACATACCACCTCACAAGCAAACCGCGGTGATCAGGTTTCAACCAGTTCTTTAACTTCAACATTCAAAAAAGCACGTGACAGAAGTGGACTGAAATGGGATAAGGGATCCCCACCCACTTTTCACGAACAGAGATCATTATCAGAACGCTTGTACAGAGAACAAGGTGTCGACACGCAAAAATTACTCGGCCATAAATCAAGAAAAATGACAGACAAATATAATGATGACAGAGGAAAAGATTGGGTGATCGTCAACACAAAAACAGGGTGA